GGGCGCCGGAGGTGTCGGGGGCGGGGAAGGTCCAGCCTGGGGGGAGGGTTATGGGGGTGAAGCCTGGGACGGAAGACACGGCTCCCGAGGAAGTATTTCTTTGAAGGAGAGGATTCCCACCTTCGAGGGATTCCTGTGAGGTCTGCTCGGCTTGTGAGGTCTGCTCGGCCTGCTTCACCGCCGTATCTTCCTCGTCCCTTCCCATTGCCACAAGCTCGTCAATGTCCATGGCTACAGATCCTCTTTTCTGCCAGAGGAGGTAATTCTCCACATTATGTTGCGTCCAATGGCTTCATTGAAGGCTTTTCGACATGCATCGAGATCATCGAAGCGCAAACACCACTCAGATGTTGGAAGATGATGCCCGACATAATGGAATATTTTTCGAATACGTTTTACGCTTCCATGGAATGTCAGACTCTTGATGTGCTTCGTGAAAATGTTGTTGGCTACGGGGAATTTTTCTCCAATTTTCTTGCAAAATTCCAGGTATTCTCGATACAGCTTGCGTGTTGGCACCACTCCAATCCAACTAGCATCTTCGATCAACAAGCTTCCGCGCATGAGCACTTCAAACCAGAATCTTTGAATCCCGGTCATGTTTTGTGATCTCTGGATTGATAGCTTAGATAAAAGTGTTGGGATTCCATCGCTTTCCCCGTCTTGAACTCTTTCCAATGAGCCAATCACATGCTTTGCGCCGTCCGCAGCACCGAGTAGCCTGAGTAGATCGAACAAAGAAACATAGAGGTCGTTAGTGTTTGGGTGAATCATGAACCTGCACTTCGAAGATTCGAAGGTGAGGTCTGTGATTTGTTGGAAGTGCCCTTGATTTACTGTCTGATTCATGGTTTTTGCGCTCCTCCATGGAACATAGAAGCGCAAGGCAAGGGTCGCCGCTCGGCACAGAATACCAGAGAGGTTGCGATGTGTGCCATGCTCCAGGTCTTGCTCCTGAATCCTTGCCTTGCGCTCGTATTTTTCATGGAATCCTCTCTGGTTTTTTTGAGGTGTATCAAAACCGCCATGATGTGCGAAATCGTGACGACGATTCGATGATATGCTTTTTACGATGCAATGCAAGAAAAAAATGGGCTAAAGCGTGCATTGGAAATAGGAACCGGTCCGAGAACTGGCCCAATCCGTTTTATCAACAAACACGCTGCTTTACTCTATTTATTATTATTATTATTATTATTATTATTATATACCAGTACAGAACTTTATATAATGATATCAATCATCTGTACTGATTAGGCCAGATTACCCACCTTCTTGAAAAGAAAATAAAAAAAGAAAACAAGAGCGAAGGTATCCCATGCCATGCTCCCTAATTTCTTCTCTTCCTAAAATTCCTGGGGAAAATCTCCAGGAACTGGCCCACTGGTATATTTGCTCATAATGTGTTGTATTTATTTCAGAAAGTATCGGTCCAGGTCAAAATATTGAACTGGACCAAGCTGGTCCAACTGGTCCAATGGTTTCGCGGAATTATTGAGAAAATTGATTTTCGTGGATGGATTGATGATCTTTGTTTTGCTCTTCAGAAGAAAGTGCCCCACTCCCCTCCCGGTCTTTCCCCTTATTGTTTCTGCTGTTTTTTAGCCTTTTCTTCCTTCTCTGCGTCTATTTTCCTTTGGGTAAGCTCTTTCTCCATCGTCTCCGTTTCTGCTTCATCGCCCCACATTATGCTCTTGTGAATCAGTTTGTCAAACGATTCCCGACATTTTTTCAGGTCTGCAAACCACAGACACCATTCCACCTTGCTGCTATATCGTTCTCCCTCCTTATGATGAAATGTTTTTTTCGCCCTCTTCGTACTCCCCTCCGGAGTCATCTTCTTGAGCTGCTTCGTGAACATATTCCCGGCCAGGGGATACCGGTCGTTGATCGTCTTGCAGAACTCGGCATACTCCCCGTAGAGCTTCGCCGTCTGAACGACACCTTCCCACTCGTGGTGCTCCGCAAGCAGCGTCCCGCGCATGAGGACCTCCATCCAGAATTTCTGAATCCCGGTCATGGAATAGCAGATCTGATCAAGCTGCGCGTCGGTCCTTGGGATAGTGCGAAGATCCACCTTATCCAGCCCGCCCATATTCAGGAGATCATACAGCATGGCCTCCCGTCCGCCGTTGTTCATTTCATCGAAGAGCGCCTGGAAATACTCCCGATCCTGCATGTGAGTCTCTTTCACGTCAAGGACCAGGAATCTCCTTTCCTCGGGTCCGGCCGGGACAACCCACTCATTATTGGACGCTACGATGATGCTCACATGGTTTTTCATCCGGACGGTATCCTTACCCTTGTGCTCGACCATGATAGTGTCCTCGGTCACAATCCCCTTGAGCACGGATTCACCTTGCTTGTCCCCGGCCCATAATGCCTCGTCTACGAACACAAGCAGGGCGCTCTTGAGGTGCGAGTTGAATTTTCCTGTAAGGTGGGATGCTTGGGTAATGTGCAGGAAGTGGTGCCCGAGGATCTTTCCGAGCTGGGAAACGAAGAAGCCCTTCCCCGTTCCCTGTTTTCCTCGAAGGACGATAGCCGTCCCCGGCCGCTCGCCACCAGGCTGTTGTAGGAGGTGGGCCATCCATGCCAGGATGTACTTCGATATGGCGGCATCCCCGCCGGCTATCACTTGATCAATATGCCTCTTGAACAGCGCCCACCTGCCTTGGATGGGAGTCACCGCAAAGCCGCGGAATAGATTGTAGTATCTCTCCGTCTGTGTTCCTGGGGCGAAAATGAGCCCGTCATATTCCCTGCGCTGATTTGATTTGATCCACAGCTTGGTAGCCGCTATCTGCCTTGATCCTTCGCTTCCATTGGGAATCCAGACCTGCCTGGGGGCGTGTTTGTAATGAAAGTCGTTGACACTCCAAAAATCTATGTCCTCTCTTCTGGATATCGGGTCGGTGTATTCGTGGAGGATGCAGCACTTCCCGCCGAGCATGATCACGGCGTGCATCTTGTTGAGCTCGGCCATGTGCTCTTCGAAGGAAAGCGTGGCCACCGCCACAGGGTCTTTCTTCGCCATTTCCTTGTAAGGCGTTTTGACCTCTGCCTCTATCCGACTGAGCCTGACATGATCCTTCTCCCTTCCCTCTTCCTTGTTATACTTCTTGGCATCTATCTTCTCTCGACACCTAGCAATCAGGCCCTTGAAGCATTGATGCAAATCATCCTCATCCTTGGTTCCGACAGCTCCTTTGACCATTTTGAGGATGAGGTCGCGCTTTCCTTTCTTCAGCAAATCATTGGCATCCTTGCCTTCATTCCCGGCAATGGACCAATCAACATGCTTCGCTCTTCCAGGGCCAAGAAGATGCAGGGCAAGAATGGTGGCCATGATTCCGCCCGGATCGTCATCCATGAAGAAGATGGGGACTGATACCGGGATGAGTTTTATTTTTGCATAGGAGCCCGCGGAAAGGATGGAAATAGCATCCAGGAAAATTTGGTCCTTGCATGCGGTATATATCGAAAGAGAGTCGATAACGGCTTCCGATATCACGGAGAAATCCCCGCCGTTCCCGTGCTTAAAAAAGCCATCCTTGGGCTTGGTAAGCTCTACGAACTTCTTTTCACCTCCCCCAACGGGGACGTGCTGAATAGAGAGAAGCGTTTTCTCTGGCCAATCCAAAACCGGGAATTCTATGGTTTCTCCGTACTTGTCCGACTGCGGAGAAAACCCGATGAACTTCTTTTGAGCCAACTCATCGAGTACGGTGCCAGGGATGGCTCTTTCTTTTTCCAGGTAGTTCCTGGCCGATTCGGATAGTGGCGTGGCAGAGAATTGAGTCCACCTTTTTATGAGATAGTCCAGCGACGGAGGTGATTTCTTCTTGTCTGTTTTGCTTGTTTTCGCGGAGGTGGTGGCGTGCTCCGGAAGGGGGATGTCAAGCTCCCTGGCAATCTCCCGGAGAAATTGCCCCATCTCTTTTCCGGTTATCCCGGATTTTCCTCTGTGCTCTTGATATATGCCGATCACGTCGAGATGCTTCTCGCACCCGAAGCAATGTATGTGGTCCGCTTCAACCAAGAGCGACCCATTGGAATCTCCATGAAACGGGCAAAGGCTGTTGTTCTTGCCCCCTTCACGGTAATTATTGGGCCAAAGCTTGCGAAAGAGAGTAATGCAGTCGATGCGTGATTTTATCTCTGCGATCAGGTTCATTTAGCCGCGGCCTCCCTGGAATCAAGCATCTCGGTCAATATAGGAATTTATGCTGTCCACGACCCCGGCCGGGGCTTGGCGTTTTGCCAGGTAAGCATAGATTGACCCGCGATGTTTTCCAAGGATGGCGGCCAACGCCACGAGGCTCCCAGCTTTATCTATGGCCTCGCGCAGTCTTTTTTTTGTAATTCGCTTCATCGGAATTTTCGGCATTTTCAAAACCTCCGCCCTCATTATGGCCAGCTTACTATTCATGTCAATCTTTTTTTGTGGGTTTGGAGGAGTCACGGAAAATAATGTTGATCATGTTCATTTTTCGCTTGCATTCCTCTTGGGGGCGTGTTTTGATGAGAAAACTTTTGAGAGAAAGGACAAAATCATGACGCTTGATGAGTTTGTTGAGAAGGGTCGCAAGGAAAGCTTGCGCGAAAAGAAGATCTACAACGATGATGATTTCATGAAATGCCTGGAAGAAAATGAAAAATTTACAAAAAGAGACACATGGATATCGGCTATCAATAGAGATCTCCATAATATAACTAATTATATCAATGAGTCTGATATAACCAAAGACCAGTGGGAAGATTTTGTGGGTACATTGTTTGGATGGTCTCAGTATGTAATGTTGAAAGCAAAAAATAGAATTCTTGCGTCCCTACCCACTTCATCCGCTCCGCCTCCTCCGCCCAAGACCAGACGCCAAATCTACCACGAATACCTCATGTCCCCCGAGTGGTCCGCAGTAAGAGGCGCAAAACTCGAGGAGGCCGAGTATCGATGCCAAGTCTGCAACGCTCAAAATCTAGCGGGCGGGAAGGTTTTGAATGTTCATCACCGAACCTATGAGCGGATCTTTCATGAGTTACTCACCGACTTGATAGTTCTGTGCTCTGATTGCCATGAAATCTTCCACGCTTCCGGAAAGCTGGCGAAGATCGAAGAATAAGCCAACCCTTAAAAGAAGGAGCCAAGCCATGCCAACCATGCCACCATCATCCCATGTCCCATCCGACCCCATCACCATAATCGCCACCCTTCACGGCAACCTCGTTCACCTGGGAAGGGAGAATGCCGCGAAGAGCGTTGCTGGCTATGGGGCAAAATACGACCCGATGCGTCATCCAGACAACCAGCCCATCACCCAGGACACCGTGGAAGACTTCATAGCCCTTCACGAAGACTCTTTCGCCGACCTCTTCGGCATGGAAATCTACCACGAGCTCAAACGCAAGCTGAACCGGCTGAGCGTTCGGAACGGCGAGGCTTGGGCAAGGGTGAGATTGCGGGTGGAGTTGGAGGAGTGAAGAAAGAAAAAAAGAAGCTCTAAACCGTGAAAGAGTTACGAAAGGAGTAGCCAATTTTATGCCTGACACGGAAATGAAACAGTACATAGGCGTGAAAGTGCGCGTGGCTGCAATAGAAGGTCCATGCTACGTCGCCCGTTGCGACCGAACCAAAGGCATTACAATTCATGGAGTTCACAACGATAAAGAAACGTGGTGCTTCAATAGAGAAGAATTTCTCCAAAGAGCCACGTATTTTTGGAAGAACAGAGTGTATCATGAAATTTTTACTCGAGTCGTTCGTGGCATAGAGCGTGGATTTGTCGAGGAGATGCTGCATTGGTCCGATACCGGCAAGGTGACATGGCACCAGTCGGAAGAAACCATTTTTTGTCACGGACTCCCCTTCCAGTGTGCATTCAAATAGGAGGAACCCACCATTATGGCACCAACGCCTCAAGCACAATCACTCTGGATCTGCCCTTTCAAGGCCCACAAAGGCAAGCCCGTCGAGGACATCCCGCGCGGCTACCTCGAGTGGCTCTTGGAACAATCGTGGTTTTGCGACCCGGCCAACGGCAACGACCGCGCCATCAAGGCCATTCAGACGGAGCTTGCCTACCGGGATAGGCACGGGGAGTTGGATGAGGATAAGGGGAAGTGGAAGGGAGGGAATTCAATCACCAAAGACTTCGGACAAGGCCGTTATGATGACGATGATGAAGAGTATGAAGGGGACGATAGGCCATGGGTACATCAACCACGATAACTTCCTCAAAGAAAGGCCAGCCCTGGACCGACGAGGAAGACATGGAGTTGACTTCGGCTTTTCTGTCCTTCCTGGATGAAAGGATGGAAAAACACGGCCGCACGGAGTATGCCATCATCTCCAGGCTGGAGCGGCTCATGTCTTCCAAGGTCTACGGATTCATCAAGACGCGACTTGAAGAAAGGAAAACCGAAAATGCCAAATAAGACACAAGACAATGAAGAAATGAAAGACAATCCTGCTTCAACCACCACCACCGCACCCATCCCCACCCCTCTCCGCGTAGTCCAGATCTACGCCGAGAACTTCAAGAAGCTCAAGGTCGTGGACATTCGCCCCGATCCTGCCGACCCCATAGTCTTGCTCACGGGCAAAAACCGCCAGGGCAAAAGCTCCCTCCTTGAATGCCTCTGGGGAATGCTGCTCGGAGAAAAGCACATCTCCGCGGACATCATCCGGGACGGAACCGACCGGGCCGAGGGGTTGATCGACTTCGGGGATTATCTGGTGAAGCGCGTGATCAATCGCAAGGAAGGGAAAGACGGATCTCCATCCGGAGGGTATACCACCACGCTCAGCATCATCGGCAAGGGTGGCTTCATCGCTCCGTCACCGCAGGAGTTCCTCTCTTCAAGGCTTGGAGAGAACGTCCAGGACCCCACCGCCTTCAATCGCCTGAATGAGTCAGAGAAGATAGAGACCCTCCAGCGCCTCATCACCTTCCGCCCAGATCCCGATGAATTCATGAAGCGATCCGGCTTTACCGGCGTCAAGGCCGAGCACCTGCGTGATTCCGTGGGGGCCTTCGACCGGGCGCACAAGAAGCTCTTCGAGCTGCGTAAAGAAGTGAACGCCGAAGTGAAGCGCCTCGAAGGGGTGAAGGCCAGCTTTATGCCGCCTGAAGGGTGGGAGAGTGTCGAGGAGGTCAAGGTCAAGGATTTGTTTGAAGAGCGGAAAGCGCTGGAAGAACGGCAGAAAGAACAGGATGAGCAGCGTAAGGCGGTCGATTCCCTCTCAACAAGCATACAATCCCAAGAAGCAGAATTCGCGGAACAGTCTCTAAAGATACAGGATATTCTGTCTCAGATCGAAAACCTCAAGCTTGCGCTGGTCAAGCTCTATGAGGAACAAAACAATCATTTCGTCGCCATTGCGGAAATGCGGGCAGAGCGTGTGGAGAAAACGGAGGCGCTGTTGTCGCTGGAAGACCTCGCCCCCCTCTTCCAAGACGTCGACACCCGCATCTCCACCGCAGACGCCACTAACAAGACCTTCAACGCCATTACTTCATGGAAAGCGTCGACGACCTCCCTCGAAACACAGCGCGCCGTTTCGCAATCCTACACTGACCGCATGGCAGCACTCAAAAACTACAAGGGTGAGCTGATCGAGGCCGCCGGCATGCCGGTTCTCGGGCTGGGCTTTGACGAGGGTGTCGTCACGTACAATGGTCATCCTTTGAGTTTAGCATCCGGAGCCGAGCAGATCCACGTGGGTTGCGCTGTATGCATGGCGTCCCACCCGGACATCGGATTGCTGACCATCGACAAGGCGTGGGCCGAGCTCGACCTGGATAGCCAGCGAGTGCTCCGGGAGTGGGCCGCGAAGATCGGGGCGCATATCATTGTGACGAAGGTCGCGGAGCAGCCGGAAGAGAATGGGTGGCATCTCGTGGAGGGGGAGGTTGTCGCGGTGAACGGCGTGCCTGTCGAGGGAAGGCCGGAAAAGCCGGAAGCTCTGGAAGATAAGCGTAAGAAGAGGGGGAAGAGGAAGAAGGGCGGGGAAGGTGAAGCTGGGAATGGAAAGAATGACGAGGAAGAAGGCGGATGGGAAGAGGGAGCGGGCGATCCTTTCAGCGAAGAAATGGTTGCCGCAACGCTGAAGACTTCATCCGACAATGACTTGTCGTCTCCTGCTTTTCTGGATTCAACGGACAAGAAAACACCCCCTTCCCTTCAAGGCTCAGAACTTCCTCCGAGGCTGAGCCGGAAGACTGCCGAGCCCGAGAAAGGAGAGTAGTCAGCCATGCCACAAGAACAGCCCGAGGTGGTTTTGATCTTCAAGGCGGCGCCCATTTATACTAACGAGCCGGTAAAGGGGGTGGTCATTAGAATTTGCGACGAGCTTCCCGATATTAATCATGCTCCGATCAGAAGCCTGGAAGACATGGAAGTCTTCTACCGACAGCAAGCCTCCATGCTGACCGAGGCCCTCACGACCAATCTTCCCAAGGGCACTTCTGATCGGTTGATCATCGAGCTTATGGCTCGGAAAGTGAGCTTGTACCGTGGCGTGGAAAGGCCATGGAAAGGATGCACCACAACGCAACCCTTTGTTTTTGAGCGTGATTCCAGGGAGTGAAGGTGATGGTGTGTCGGAAAAAAATTCCGAGAAAGGAGAGTAGTCGCCATGAAAGTAAAAACGCTTTTCATGAGTCAAGTTCCGATTTTCTCGATTTGGATTGTAACGTTGGTATTCTATGTGGCGATGATGTTCTCTACATGGATGACCGACAGGAAACACGAGGAGGAGCTTTCCGCCCTCACGGCAAAACATGCCACAGCCATGGAGTCATCTAGGCATGAAGCATACAGCGCAGGTTTTGATGCGTGCTTCACGGCGATGGGCGCGACAGGTGGAGAAGATAAGAAGATCATATTTCAGCTTCCAAGCAGAATTATCACCGTTCCGGACGGGTATGTTTTGACTTTTGAAAAGCAGGGATGGGCCGTGTTGGAGCGCGAGAAAGATGGTACGAAAGAGAATTCCGAGAAAGGAGAGTAATCAAAATGTCAGACTTCATGCACATTCGCAGTTTTGACGCGGAAACGATCCCCGCGGACAACATCCCCGAGGAATGCCTCCCCATATTCGACCCGGCAGAGGTGGCCATTCCTGCAAATTGGGGGACCGAGGCCGCACAGAAAAAGATCAACGCCGAGCGGGACAAGTTCAGGGAGAAGTCCAAGAAGGACCTGGGGGTCAAGCCCGAGTTCTGCCGGCCCTGCTCTTTCGTGGGGTATGATTCGAAGAGCGAGGAGTACCTGGAGCTTTTCGCCACGAACGAAGAAGAGGAAAAAAAGCTCCTGATTGCGGCATGGGACTGGATGCGCGAGGCTATGCAGTTGGGGATAACATTGGTATCGTTCAATGGAAAATCATTCGACGCGCAAGTGCTGCACCGCAGATCCATGATGCTGGATGTCCACGCAATAAAGCATTCCATGTATCTCAAGCTCGTGGACACTCGACTTGAAAACAAGGCGCACGTTGATGTCGAGCTTTCCCTTGGGATGAAAACCCCTTTTTCCAATAAGCCTATCCTGAAGAAAATGGAATACTGGTGCGCCTACTTCGGGGTGGGAGCAAAACCGACTGGGTGGGATGGGAGCAAGGTTTACCCGGCGTACCTCGCGGGAATGTACGAGGATATCCTTCTTTACAATAAGTGGGATGTCGATCTGCTGACCGGGCTTTTCAGGAGGGTTGAGTCCTATATCGTGGATTGAACGAACACAAGCAAAGTGTAACAAATTCATTGACATCATTCCTGTGAGTGATAACGTGATTCCGTCGAAGTCACGACTCGACACCGGCAAAGAAGCAAGGAATCCCATGAAGAAGAATAGAATACCCTATCGCGCGTATCGTGGACTGGAGAGAAAGACTCCTGGGCCTCGCTCATTTTCCTTGCTTGATGAGCGACAGTCGGTGACCCATGATCCGCGCGATTTCTTTTTTGGGGGATGATGTCATGAAGGAAATACCTTTGACTCAGGGCAAGGTGGCGCTGGTTGATGATGAGGATTGGGAGTGGTTGATGCAGTGGCGGTGGTATGCAAACCCGGCAAAGAATAAGTGGTATGCTGTCCGAAATGCCCCGGTTGTTAAGGGGGTCAGATATCCAAAAATATATATGCACAGAGAATTACTATTGTTGACGAATGAAGACATTGAGGTGGATCATTGGGACGGGAATGGCTTGAACAATCAGAGATTCAATCTTAGGAAGGCAACGCATCAATGTAATCAGCAGAACGTTAGAACAACTACCGGGATATCACAATACAAAGGAGTTACATGGGATAAAAATCACAACAGATGGTATGCTCAAATAAAAACTAACAAAAAAAGATATCACCTTGGGTCATTTCAGCCTCACCAAGAAATTGAAGCCGCCAAAGCATACGACGCAAAAGCAGTTGAGTTCTTTGGTGAATTTGCATGTCTCAACTTTCCAATAGAAAAGGAATAATGTCATGAGTGAATCGAAGGATCTTGCTATCCACTCCCCCGCAGGCGCTGTAGTAATCCCTGAAAGCCTTCAAGGCTATACGGGGTGGGAATCGTTTGATGCGTCCGATCTCGTGATCCCGCGCTATAAGGTGGTGCAGCCGACGAGTAAAACCGGAACCGAGGGTCACTTTCTCTGCAATCTTACCGGGGAAGAGGTGGAAACGCTGAATGTAGTGATCGTGAAGGCCGACAAAGGCCGAGCTCTATGGAGTCAGCAGGATCGAACCAAGAACTCCACGGAAGTAAATGCATACATGCAAGATCTCATCGCAGAGACGGGAAAAAACTCCGAATGGCTGGCATCCGGAGACGGAGAGGACTTGCTTTGCCGATCATATACGTTCTGGGAGCCTGATTCACGCCACCCATTCCCTCCTTCCAAGGTTTGTGCAGTCATGGGGCCAGGGAATCGCCCCAAGCAAGTATGCCAGTTCGGAGCATGGGACGAGGACGGAAAGACCAAGCCTCCCTGCGGAACTCTTTATAATCTTCTCTGCATTGGAATCGATGATGGGGTCCCCTTCTGGACGACGCTCCACGGCGTAAGCATCAAACCCACCAAGGGTTTCATCTCGAGCGTCATGCTCCGCCGCAAGCCCTTCTTCATGTTTCAGACCGAGATATCCCTAGAGAAGCGACTCGAGCCTCAGAAGCATTACCGCGCAAAGTTCACCATGCCGAAGCCGGTTGACGAGGTGCTGCTGAACGAGATCATTATCCCGACGGTCGAGTCCCTAAAGGATGCCAGCGTTCAGACAACGTTTGAGGCGGAAGAGGCGGCGGAAGCTGCTGCGGCCGGGGGTGGGAGTGGCGGGGAAGGAGGCTCGGGTGGAGGATATGGCGGAGCGGGCGGGGATGTAGGCGGCGCAGAAAGCAGGCCCGGCGAGCCTGAGTTCATGAAGCCTGCTGGTGGGGCCAGCGCGGGCGCCAAGGATTCCGGCGCGGGCCAAGCCAAGAAGGGTGGGGCTGCTGGTGGGACTGGAAGCGGAGCAGGTGAGAAGTCTCCGTTTTAGTTGGTAGGATCTGAATTGCGAAGATTCAACCGGAGGCCTCCGTAATGGCTGTAATTAGTAAATATCGATATCCAGTTAGCGCAAAGAGTCTTTTGGTCGTGAGGCCAAGAGGGGATGTTGAATCCCTCGCAGCTCTTTGCGCTTTTTTATTTTCTGCGAGGCGCGTCAATGAAAACAAGAAATTACATTGACTTAACAGGAAAGAAATTTGGTTACATATTAGTTCTGAAAAGAAGTGACAAGCGAGGCAAAAAGAATGAAATAATGTGGGAGTGTCAATGTGAGTGCGGATTAATTGGTACATGGAAGGGGAATGCCTTAAAAACAGGAAACACCAAATCATGTGGGTGTAAACAATATAAACGTAGAGCAGGAAATGATATTACAGGAATGAAAACCGGAAAGCTAACTGTGCTATGTAAATCAAACAGAAAAGATAGAAGCGGAAAGATATTATGGGAATGTCGATGCGATTGTGGAAATATGGTGGCAGTAGAATATGGCAGGTTATTCGGGAATACAAGAAGCTGCGGATGCTTGATAAGTGAAACGTGGGAAAACAAGGTAATTCATGGACATGCAAGACAAAGAAATCATTCAAGAGAATATGATGCATGGGCAGATATGAAGAAAAGATGCCTTAATAAAAATGCTGATAGATATGAATGCTATGGTGGACGTGGAATAACTATATGTGATGAATGGATTAACAATTTTAAACAATTTTTAAGTGATATGGGTTTATGTCCAAGTGGATATTCGCTTGAAAGAAAGAATGTAAATGGTAACTATGATGCAAATAATTGTGAGTGGATACCACTCGCAATGCAAGCTAAAAATACTCGCAAAAATAGATTTATAGCGTGGAACGGGAAAGTAAAAATATTGTCTGATTGGATGAAAGAATTTAATGTCGGCCATGACATATTTTATACAAAGATTAAAAATGGGTTATCTGACATGCAAGCACTGGAAGAAATAAGTATGTTGCGGGAGGAGAGAGGAGGGTCTTGAAGTGGATGCCACAGAGAGGGTAGAGGGAACCATTAAGGACATGTCTAGGCCATATCAGGGTGGATGGAAATTTGTCCAGTTGAGAGGAGTCAAAGAAACAGTCACTGGTGTTTTTCCTAGTGATTGTGAAGTAGGTGATTATGTAATCGTAGAAGGAAAATATGAAGAGCACCCAAAATATGGAAAGCAATTCAAATCCATAAACGTAACAAAAGAACTCCCCAAAGATACTATGGGTATTATCCAATATCTTTCCATAAAGCTAAAATGGATAGGTCCCATAGTCTCGCGACGTCTCGTGGAGGCCTTCGGCTCCGCCCTCTTCGAAGTGATCGAGCACTCACCTCAGCGCCTCTCGGAAGTAAACGGCATCACCCCAGCCCGAGCCCAGGAGATCCATGAGAAATATGTTTCCATTATGTCGGATCGCACGATTGACGTGTACTTCAGCACTCACGGGGTGACTCCATCTCTCCTGAATCGCTTGATCGACACCTACGGCACCAAAGAAAAGGCCAAGAAGCAGATCGAGGCCAATCCATATATCCTGGCTTCTGACGTGTGGGGCATAGGCTTCAAGAAAGCCGACGCCATTGCCGTGTCCACCGGGATAAAAAAGGAAAGCAGGCGCCGCCTGACGGCCGGCATCAGGTATGTTCTGCAGGAAGCATCCGGCGGAGAAGGGCACACCTGTCTTCCCTTCGAGGAACTGGTCAAGCGGGCGGTGGAGATCCTTGAGGCTGGGAAGGAGAAGGTTGTTGAGGTGCTGAACGAGATGATTGCTGCTGGGAAGCTGGTGGATTTTACGCCGGGGAATGATGATGCTTTGAAGGATGGGAATGCCTCGAAGGAGGAAGCCCTCCCCTTCGAGGGTGATGTCGATTTGACTGACACAATCAGTCTTGAAGAAGCAATCAACATAGTCGATGAGCTTGATGCTACGGGATGGGCTGGACATAAATTAAAAGCACCGGCCTCACCTTCCCCTGCCGCCACCTACATCTACACAGCAGAAATGTGGACTGCGGAAATCGACGTGGCACAGTCCCTTCTAAAGTTCGTTTCAACCCCCCATGCAGCCATGATAAGCGAGCTCTCCTCGGATGAAATCAACTCCCTCGACCAAGACCAGCTTCGAGGCCTGGACCTCGCCATGACCTCAAAAATCATGGTTCTAGCGGGTGGGCCCGGAGTTGGCAAAACCCACTTGATCAACTTCATCATCCGAGCCATGGGTCGAGATTTGAATATTGCCCTGGCCGCCCCCACGGGAAAGGCCGCGAAGAGGATGTCCGAGGCAACCGGTGGTCGTGCGGCCATGACCATTCACCGCCTGCTCGCCTTTCATCCCGAGGTGGGATTCCGCCACAACCAGGACAACCCCCTCGATGTGGATGTGGTCGTGGTTGATGAGACCTCCATGGTGGACGTGCAGCTCATGGCGAGCCTGTTGTCCGCGGTCAACCCCGAGAAGACGCAGCTCATCCTCGTGGGGGATCCGGCCCAATTGCCGTCGGTGAGTGCCGGGAGGGTGCTGGGAGACATCATCGAATCGGGGATAATCCCCACGGTGCATCTCACCACGCTTCATCGCCAGGCCGCAAAGAGCTATATCAACCGGAACGCTCAGCGGATCAACCGAGGCGAGAAGGTTGAGCTCAAAAATGACGGCGACTCAGATTTCTTTTTCGTGACCGAGGAGGACAAGCACGGGATTGCTCCCATGATAGAGAAGGTATGCGTGAAGTTCTCCGCGCACTATGGGTTTGACCTGAAGGATATCCAGGTCCTGTGCCCCATGAAGAAAGGGCCGGCCGGGACGATTGAGTTGAACCGGAGACTGCGCCCCGTGATCAACGTCGAAGGGGTGGCTATAGGCGGGACGCCTTTTTTGACAGGGGATAGGGTCATCCAGACGAGGAACGATTACAAGAAGATGGTGTTCAACGGGGACATGGGGATTGTGCTTGGAGGGGATGCGAGTGCCGTTGTGGTTATGATCGATGATCGGGAAGTCGAGTATGCTTCCAAGGACTTTGAGCAGTTGCAGATGGCATACGCCATGACAATTCACAAGAGTCAGGGGTCGCAATTCCCTGTGGTTGTTATCCCCGTGCATACCACCAATTTCATTATGCTCCAGAGAAGCATAATATACACGGGAATTACCAGGGCACAGCGGTATGTGATATTGGTGGGAACGCAGAAGGCATTGAACATTGCCATTAAGACCGGGGAGACGAGTACGAGTAAACGGTGGAGCAATTTGGGTGGGATGCTGGTTCGGGGTGGGTGGTGAAGGATTGTGGATAAACTGTATTAGACAGCAAAGGAGGTAGTGATGGATTACATGGAGGCTAGGAAATGGGTAAACGATTGGTTGTGGTCGTCACCCAAGCGAGTGACGAGCGAGATGCCGTGGCTCGATGAGTATAAGCAGGACGTAGTGTCCATGATTGTTGATGCCACGTCTAACCCAGCAATGCAGGCGACGGAGGCCAGCAAGGAAGTCGGTCCCACAGAGGCCAAGAAGGCCGCCGCGCCTGATCGCCAATGTTAGGCCGCTTGGGCCAGGAGTTGGAAGAATGACGAAAAATGAACGGGTGGATATGGTCAATCAGACGTTGGAGGCAATCGCTTCCAATGGTAGGCGGTTTTTTTATCATGAAAACCGAGTATCCAAGATGGAGGTGGACGCCAGAGGGCGAGTCTGGTTTGTAGATTCGTATTCACAACGGCGCATTTACACGCATTGTCCATTCAGTCGATGGAGAGGATTCACGAATGGCGGCACACTCCGGGCCCTTGTTTGTCATTTCAGAGACTTCATCACAAAAGCGAATCCGGTACCAGCCCATTGCTTCGGACCCTGGCCGGAATGGTATTGCGATGGAGATTTATGGGGTTATGGTGAAGATATGGCGTTGGTTCGGAACGCAGCCGTGAAGATTGGTATTGTGGCGTCGTAGCCCTGGGTGGTGGAGCCGAAGCTAGTAATATAGGAATACTGCGGTAGTTCATAGGGAGCCTTGAGAGGGGGGGGGGTCTTACTTTTTTGTTTTGACTCCACCGACGCAAGCCCCCACCTCTCTCCCATCCCTTCAAGGTTGCATCAAACCAACCTTCCTTTCCCCGACAAATCCGCACCACCGGCAATAAACCTGCATCTTTTTTCCCCACGACTTTCCGTGACATGAAGGACATAAAGGACCATCAACAGCCCCGCAGTCCAGGCAATGGCTCACCATGGCGAGATCTCGTTCCCACCAAGCATGCATGCAAAGAAGTGCTCTTCTTTCATCTCCGTGCCACCCCGTTTTTATGATCGATCATCGTCTACCCTTCCCTTCCTCGCCACAATCCCTAAACCCGCTCCACCCCATGTTGCAAGCATAATTTATGCATGCACTATACGAAGGACACTCCTCCGCGATGCTGTTTCCCAGGCACTTATGCCGCTTCGTTCCCTCCTTTGCCTTTACAGGGAAACACACCTTCACATCCCCTCCATTCTTCTCGCCCACTTTCTTCCCCGCACCTTCATTCCCCCGATCATCCCTCCTCTCATACCGAGGCAACATCTTCTCCGCCATCTCCCGTGCGAGCTCTCTCTTTTCCCGGTGTGAGATCTCGGCGCAGCTCTGGCAGTATCCGGTAAATTTCCTGCTGTCGTGCCCGGTCCTGGCGATGGTGTACTCTTTCCCGCAGGTTCCCTTGCAGAGATACGTGATCGTGGCCTGTCCCGAGAAGAGTGAGCAGGACGGCCAGGTGATGCGGTGGTTGTATTTCTGGTAGTTGGCAAGATAGAGCTTCGGGTTTTGCCTGGCTATTTTGTGGATGGCGGGAATGTAGCCTTGAAGGGAGGGGTGTCCTTCCTCTTCCACTTCAATGGAATCCCCGATGGCTATCTTACAAAAGAACCTATTGAACTTGCTCTCCTTTCCATGAAGGTCGGAATCTATGTGATCGCAGTGCCGGCAGAGCGTTCCGTCGGGGCCCGGGCCATGGAGTGCTACCATGGGGTTTCTGTGGCGCGGCTGGTATGACATGGCGGGGAAGATCCTCCTTTCTCGGTGTCTTGCTTGGTGATTTGGTGTCTTGGTGATTTATGTTTCGTGGGTCATCGCTTTATTGCTTCACTACTCTGGCGCATGAAGCGTCGGGTTGGGCTCAACGAGCTCTTCCGCCCGTGAAGCTCCCGCCGCGGCTTGGCAAAGCCCCATAGCGAACATGCCGACGAATACTCCGACGAAAAGACCAAGAAGAAAAATGCCGATGCTTGACAATGAAATCATTTATCCACGTCCCTCCCCTCCACCCAAAGCTTCCCATCCCCAATTCACAAGAGCCATCAGCCCCACCATCGCCCCGCCGCCGATGATGCCGACCGCAACGCAGATCCAGAAGAGTTGCCATCCTTGAAGATTGAGAAGTGATTGCATGGCTTGTCCATGTCCTTTCATTCGAATACGCTCATTTGAATCTGCTTATTCAAATCCGCGATACCAGGCCGCGATATATTCTTCAGGAGTCTCGTCCTCATATTCTTCCGGCCTAAATCCATTCGATCTACGCTTCTTATGCCACCATCGAGTCATGGCATGCTCAAAAGCCCTGTACTGCTTGGGCCATCTTGCCTTGTGCTGGTTGATTGCGCGCTGGTTCTTGTGACACAAGAACGGACAAATCACTCAGCCAATGCGGTCAAACCCCTCGTCATACAGACATGGATATGGCAATCCCCTCTCGGCGATGAAATCCCAAACGTGCCATGAGGTCCAATGGAATATCGGTTTTAGAATGTATTGCTTATATCTCTTAAAATAATCAATCATGGGGCGCAACGCCCGCTTAACGGACTCCTCTGCGCGGATTCCCATAATCCGATGATTCAATGGAGTCCACATCATTCCACCAGATCGTTCCGAAAACGTCACCCATGCGTGCAGGTTCTTGGACGGATCTTTTTTGAGCACATCGCAGCACCAGCGTTGAATCCTCAATGGAGGTTGTTTTTTGTAAATGCCTTCCCAAAACGTCATCTTGGGCCGTAGCCACTTCACGGATGGATAGTGTTCCCGAATGAACTTGACAACTTCGGGCGGATCAATTCCAGTTGCCGAGTAGAAGGCTTGATGTTTCACGCCTGCCATTCGGCACAACTCCAAGGAGACGATGGAATCCTTCCCGCCAGAGAAGCCAACAAAGTACCCCTCGGCGGGCTCATTGTCCTGGATGAACTTGATTGAGTCTGCCACCATCTTACTTACGGGTGTCATGCTCATTTGATAGCGAGAGGCTTTTGCCATTTTGATTCCTACAGAGAAAAGTGAAGCGGCTCCAGCATTCGGCGCGGTACACGACACCCTTCAGACCTATACGCCGGTCGCTCTTGCGGAGTGGTGCTCTCGGAGCCGCATTGCTTCATTCCCAACTACACCCCGCGATTCCTCTTCCTGGATTCCTTGGCGATGTCGCGCAACCGCCTGCGCTTCATGACAGCGCAGTTCCTGCGGCGCTTCGTCTTCGGGGTTCCTCCAGTCCCACCCCCGTACATTTCAAAGTTTCTCTGCTGCTCCGGGCGGACAGAGCCGCGAAACATGCCGATAATCCGATTGATCCACGTAGGCGCGTGTTGCTGCCGCACTGTGGCGGGAGGGTTGTACGTGGGCTTCTCGGAAGCTTCGAATGCTGACGGAGTGGGTGTCGTATCCGGATTCATAATCAACCCTCTCCTTTCTCTTGCCTTCTTTTCTCCTGAAACGCCTTCAGATTCTCAGGCACTCCCCGAGCCTTCGCAGCCTCGGACCTCGCCGCGGACAACGACTTAGCCATGAGAGAAGTTTTCAGCCTCATCCCGTGCTTCTGCCTGTACTCCTTGGGAGAAAGGCTGTGAAGAGAGAGGTGCTTCTGCGTGAGCTGCTTGAACTCTTTCCCGCATTCCAGGCAGATTACCTTGTCTTCCTGGATGGAGTCGGCTGGGGAGATGGCGGGAGAGAAGGAAGATCCGGCTGCCCCACCTTCAAGGCCGTCATTCTCTTCATCGCCACCCTCGAAGGGAAAGCGGAATCCAGCAGAGGCAATGAGTGCGCCAAGGCTTGACCCGGCCACTCTTGCCCTATCGGAAATCTCTTCCATCCCAATCTCCACCTCCCTCTTCCTCATGCCGAGAAGGGTGGAGAACGTCCCCTCGAGGTAGCCCTGGATCTCCTCGACCGTCATCGCGCGCTGCACCGCCTGGCTCATGGTGAGTTGTGCCGCGATTGAGGTGAGGAAGAGCTTGCGCGCCCTGATCCTGCTTCCATTGAACGCCTCGAATGCTGAACGCAACGTCTCGTGAGGCTTGCATGTCTTGTCCGTGCTGTCCATACCATCGATATCTGCCATAGTCTTTAACTCCCCCTTTCAAGGAATAAATGGATTAATGAAAAAATATCGTGGCTCAATACAACAATCTTCCACGAGTATTCCATCAACGCCAATATCTCACGAGAAAAACATGTAAGTCAAGCACTATTTGCGGAATATTTTAGTGAAAAACATCTTGCATTCTGGATTTTTTTTGGTAGGATTGTGGTGGAATTTGTGAAAATGAAAGGTGAAGGATGATAACCTCGAATGGAAGGAGCATATACGAATGAAAGATCAAGACAGCCTGGACGGCCAGAATACGTCCCATCAAGCAGGCCAAGCATCATCGCCCCCATCATCGCCCCCATCATCGCCCCCATCGCCGCCCCTCCACCCTTCCCAGTCCACCATCATCCCCTCCAAGCCGCTCAGAGCCCACGAGGAAACGCTCGCCAAAATAGACCCGCGCCTCAGAAGAATCTACGAGCACTACGGCACGTGGGCTCGGGTCGCTAAAAAGTTCGGCTACACGGAGCGCGGGATTGCTTCGTGGGCCAGGAAGGGGATTCCGGCATGCCGGGAAGGGAGGATTGATGAGGTAGTGCGGGAGATTGAGGGGAAGAAGGGAAAAAAGCAATGATGGATAGCTGGACAGCCGGGACAGGAATAGCCTTGAAAGGAGAAAAGCAAAGCTATGAGTGAAACAAATACCACACCATCATACAGCCACGCCACCCCATCCCCAGCCCTATCCTACCGTTCGTCATCGTATCCCTTCGGAGATCTGGTGCCCAGGGTAATCCGAGCCAAGCAAAGCGTACAAGCGCAAAGCCTCTCATCTTCCACGCCGGGCAGCACGGGCAGCACGGTGAGACCTTGCCACGTCACCGAAGGATGCGAATATGACGCCTGGGTGGACATCGACGGGAATGTGTCGGCCGATCTTGTGAGTGGCGCAAGGCTTCCCCTTGATCCGGAGCAGTACAAGGTCATTAAGTGGTGGGCGGTTTGGGGTGGAAAGTCGATAAGTGAGGATAGGCCGTGGGAAATGGAGGGGAATAACCCCGTGTACTGGGTAGGCTGGCGCCCCACTTCGGAAAACATCAACGCCCTGCCCCCTCCTCTTCGAAGGTATATCCACGATCTTGAAACGAACTGTGATCCCGCTGGAATCATTGCGGAGAATACTGCGAAATCAGATCAGATCATGCAGCTCAGCGTTGCGCTTGGTAAAGAAAAAGACGAGGTTGTAGGGCTCACAAAGGAAAGCAATAGCCTCATAATCAGAAACGCTATTGTGGAAGAGGAATACAATCTGTTGTGCAGGGAAAAGTCGGAGGTCAAAGACAAACTGACCGAGCGAGAAGTGGAGCTCGATGAGTGCAAGGAAGAGTTGGCCAGGAAGGATAAAGAGATTGCATGGCAGGAGGGTGAGATTGCATGGAAAACAAGGAAGCTCTCCAAAAAGAATAAGGTGGTTTCGATTCTGAGCCGAAAGCTACTACTCGTTCTCGAGGAGAAGCTGGCCGAGAAGGGGATGAAGCCGACACATGAGTATTATCCATCCTTCTCTATCCCATCCACCCCCTCCATCCCCTCTACGTCCCAGGAAGCGCAGGTGATGAGGCTCAGCGAAAGCCTTGCCAGAATGCACATGAATCACGAAGATCTTGGAAGGAATTACCGTGAGGTTGAGAAAGAGCGGAATGCGTTAAAGAAAGAACGGGATGCCTTGAAAGAAAAGATCCTCTCTTCCGAAAACGATAAAATCGTTTTCATTCTCACGACTGGTAGTGGATCAGATGGCGACGAGTGGGATGTAATTAGTCTTCACGCTACTAGAAAAAGTGCTGAGTTAGCCAAAAACAAATATGAAGCGCCCCGTCCACGAAATGACGGAAGCACTTATTCCTTCGATGCTCAAATAGAGGAATGGAAAGTAGAAGATTATTCACTCATTGCTTCTAAACCTTCCAAGCTCAGGATGGACTTTCACGATCTCCTCGGAGCCATAATAGAAAACCTTGCCGACGGCTACTCCATTGAGATCAATGCCGAGAAGGGGGAATGCTCGATCAACCTCCTCGACTTCGAGGGCAACGATGTGGAGTTCTGCCGAGATGACTTATCGGATGCCGGGGTTGTCGTGGAGGCTATCAGGGAGTCAAATAGGAGGAGTGAAAAGAACAAGAAAAACGAAGATGGTGAAGGGCATTAATGTGATGCCTGAGTGAGTCGCTCCCCACTCAGGGGGGGGGGCGTGGATTGAAACAAGATAGACGATGAGCGTGACATTACTGACATCTCTCAACCAATCACCGCAAAGAAGGAGCAAAACAAAATGTCGCAGAACAGACAACCCAATCAACCCACCCCCATGAGCTTCGATAACCTGGCCGGCGGCGCCCTGGCTGAACGCTTCGAGCATGTACTCGAGCAGGTACTGAGGAACATGCAGGACCCCAACACCAAGGCCACGACGGTTCGCAAGATCACCCTCACCGTTTCCCTCAAATCCGACGAAGAGCGCGAGCTCGTGGACATCACTCATGACGTGTCCGCCAAGTTGGCCCCGCTGAAATCGTACCCCACCAAGGGCTACCTGGGTATCAAGAATGGATGTCCCGTGATGTATGAATCGGCTGACCCGAAGCAAATGCACATGCGGGATCAGTTGCGGGAGGAAGAGGCGCGACTGAAGGAAGCGAGAGAAGCTGAGAAGAAGGGCCGTGAAGAGGGGAAGGTTGTGTCAATGCCTGGAAGGGAGGTGGCTGCTGAGTAGGGAGCGTTGCGCGACGCACCTCATCGCAGCAAGAAAATAGGGTAGACAAATAAACAAGGGCTCAGTGAATGAGAAAGGAAAAGTACATGAATGCAAAATTGGCAACAGTGGCAACGATGATCATTATCGTCATGATTTTGATGGCTTCCCAGGTCGGCGCCATAAAGGTCGGAGACATCGAAGATGGATTGGGAAAGTCAAAAGATCTGCAATCCGCGATTGACTACCTTGTCTGCGTGGAAGGCCAGATCAACCCAAAAAAAGACAAGGAGAAATCCGACGCATCATCAAGCACTTCAACGAGCTCGTATCTCCTCATTGCCACCGGATGCATATGCGATTACGCATGCCGCTCCACGCTAAAGGATACTGACTTTGCGGGAATGGTCTCCAGCATGAAGGAGATCATCAAGAAAGCCAAAGATCAATTAACGGTGGGAGAAAAGCCCTAGCCAGCGCATGAACCCAAAATAAGCCACAAAAGGAATAATGCCTTTACTATCACCACCACCACTACCACTACCATCAAACAAGAAAGACGAAAGGAGCACGACACCATGATAGCACAAGCCATTCAGAAACTGCTCGACATCGCAAACCCGGAGATCATCCCGGCGCTCGGGAGGACCTACAGCTCAAAGCCGATCCACCCCGTTTATGAGCCGCAGCCCGAAATCATCAGGCTCTCTTCTCTCGCCGGCCTTGTGGACTACTACAACGGGGAGGGGGAAAGCGTTCTCGAAGAGGCAAGCGATACCCCCGACACCCTCGCCGCTATCGGACCCGGCTTCTTCCACGTCGAAAACTTCAACACGGTGTCCATTCTCTCCAACCTCCACGGCTCATGGAAGCAGCGCACCTGCTTCGCCACCGCCAAAGCCGACCTCTTTGAGCCCTTCACCTTCAATCGCTTCCTGTCCCACGAAGAGTTCATGATCGGCCTGCAAACCCGCTTCATCCAGACCGACACCACGCGCCAGCTTCTGCAGCTCCTCGGCAACATCAAGGACTCGGCCGTCAAGACCACGGTGGACGACGGGGTCTCGCAGAAGGTGCAGACCAACCATGGCATTTCCCTCGTGGAAGAAATCCGGCTTCCCAACCCGGTGGCATTGAAGCCGTTCCGGACCTTCATCGAGATTGATCAGCCCGAGTCGCTGTTCGTGCTGCGGCTCCAGGGAAGCGCCCAGGGCAAGATGCCGAGTTGCGCGCTGTACGAGGCCGACGGCGGGGCCTGGAAGGTGGAGGCCATGGCCGGGATCAAGGGGTATTTGGAGGGGGCGTTGCCTGACGGGGTTGTTGTCGTGGCGTAGGAGGGTAGGGGGAGTGGCATGGGCAGGGAACGTGATTAGACCGCAAAGGAGAAGTCTATGTTTTCGGTCAGACAAAAGCGAGAGATCGCGAAGAAGGTGCAGCAGATCTTGAGAGAGACCAATCACCCTGAACTTCCCCGGGGGGAGATTCAATTCTCGCTGCACGTGGTTGGGGCAGAGTCGTGGTCATGGGCGGACATCCGGAACAATGGGGCTGTCCAGAATCCGGGTGTCAATCCGTGGAATGAAAAGCAGGACGGTGGTGTGCCGTCCTAACCCAGCAATGCAGGCGACGGCGGCCACGCAGTCCGTTGTGCTGTGCGAGTCAGAGTAGGCCGACGTCGAGTTATCGCCACGCGTTAGGCCGAGAGGAAATATGGAGAAGACGCACGCTCAGAGCCCAGTTGGCGGTGGTGAATACTCGATTTGCGGAATCGCATGCGACGCTTACGAAAGTGGAGACGTGGAAACAGAAATTCGCTTTGCAGCGGAAGGAGAGCCGGTGACGTGTAAAGAATGTCGCAGGGCTGTGATACAGATCCGCAAAATCAAGTTGGGGAGGCTGACCCATCCAACCACGCGATGAACCAGACGGTCGTCACATCCGACAATCGTCACGATAGAGGGGAAGGGCAAACCGAGGAAGCCCTTCCCCCTTCAAGGATATAGGAAGGAGTGCATCGTCATGTTTTTTAAAAAAGCCAAAAGAATCAAAGAACTGGAAAAAGCACTTGCAAGGTCGGATGAAACCACGAACAAGATCATCGAGAAAGCCGAAACCGACATGCAAGTCCGCCAGGACAAGGCCATCAACGCCTTGAAGGAAAGGTATGCTGAAGACTTGGCTAAAAAGCTAGAGAGCGCCAGAGTCACGCTAAGGGCCGAGCATTCCGTCGAAATCTCGGCCTTGAAGGAAAAACACTCCGCCGCCATATCCTCCCTTCAAGGCAAGCTCCGCGATCAGTCCGAGGCCGATGCACTTCTCTCCGCGGTTCACTTGATTGCCGAGGTCGTGAGAAGTAGAGGTATGGAGTCGAAGACTGACAAGAAGAAGATTGCCGACCTCGAGAAGAAACTGGAAGAGAATGCGAAGAACTGGAGAATTCAGGCGGAGGCGATACGGTCGGGCCTTGGAGGCTTGGCCACGCAGCAACAGCAGCATCTTCAATTCGGACTTCCTTTTGGCCTGCTGGGCGAAAGTCTTGGCTCTCCGTTTGGAGATGCGATGAGGACGTTTATCCAAACGAAACCATAAGGAAGGAAGAGCAAATGGTTACACCCATCAAAGACACCCTAGAAAGAGAAGGCTTCTGGACCTACGAGCAAGCCATAGACCAGGACTTGAGCGATGCGCTCGCAGAATTCAATGCCAAGATTGCACAGCAGACGGAATTCCTCTTTCGAGGCATCCTTGAAAGGGAGGGGCTTATTGCTGGTGGCGCATTGGTGAAGGATGGCCTGCCGGACGAGGAAGAAATCAAGCGGAGATGCGTGATGGTGAGGCGCCCGGGACCTCAAGTCGCGGCTCGGTCACTATTCTATCGAGAAGTCACGGAAACCACGGAAGCCAAGAAGGATGATCTTTATGGCCTCAATCTTCATGGCCTCACAGACAAGATCGGCCTCGAGGAGATAAGGAATTCTACCTTCGTGGATGATTACATGCTCGACGGGAAATCCGTACTGTACGTGGTGCGTGGGTTCCGAGGGAATGTGCTCACTGTGCGGTTTGTGGTGGTGGGTGAAAAGGAATAGAAAGGAGCTATCTTGTCATGCCAGATCCGAAAGACACGGACCAGAAGAAGAATATCATTATTGTGGGTGGCGATCCAACCATGGATTCCATTATCAAAAAGGTGATGACGACCAAGAGAATTATGGACAAGATAGAGAAAGAGATGCTTCAAACTCTTGTAATGCCACCGGAAACAATGATGCCTTCCCCGCTCTTTCCGTCCTTTTCCATGTCAGATAACCCCAACCTCAACGACAACCCCAACCCTTCAACCTACGCTAATCAGTCTTCGGCATCCTCTCTTTCAAAGGAAGATGTCTTGGAACAAATCCGCATGATGGAGCGCATGCTACACGAAAAGTGCGGGTTCAGCGATGCGATGCCAAGCCCCGCGCGTCTTGGGTTTCACAATTTCAATAAACCCATTACTGCGTCTCCTTCTATTCCGCTCATCCCTCCACTTCCTCCAATCCATACCAACCCCTACCTGACCGAGCAATTCAGGTTCCCGACTTCCAAGAAGAAGCGAATCCGAAAGAAGTGGAGCAAGGACCCGAGGAACTTTCGGCCAAGCAGGAGCGTGTACGTGGTCAATAAAGGAAGAACGCCGGGAATGGCAGGGATGCCTGGGATGCCTGGGATGGAGAGTTGGATGTTCTGTCACCCCATGATGGAAGTTGCGATCGCTGACGTCGTTAAGAAGTTCAATCTTGGCACCACCTAGAAGGAAAGGAGCTAAAAGTCAAAATGGATAGACGTGCGGTTCTGAAATCGGTAGGTATGGCTGCCATGTCCGCGGCGGCGATAGGGTTCCTCGTTGTCTTTGTGAGGGTGGCAACGCCGTTTTTTTTTGTGCCTGGTGGCTTTGGGTTTGAATGGCTTGGCATTCATCCCGTAAAGGCCATAACTGAGCGATTCATGGCCCCGTTGAACATATCCGGATGCATGAGATGCATGCGACCATGGGCCCTATCAGAACAAACGATAAGTTACAATAGTAGACCATTCATGACAGAAAAAGCATCCAAGGGGGTTAAGGGGCACGCCACGACATACCGGACAGACAGAGCGATGTTTCCCCTTTGTGAAGAGTGTTGGTCATCCTTGAAACCAGAAGAAAGATTGCCTTACTACAAAAGGCTTTATGATTCATGGGACAAGGACGATTTGACTTGGGATGAAGTCGAGGAAGCGGTTCTAGGTGAGGAGGGGTAATTATGAGGCGACGAGACTTTTTCAAGACAACAGGGGCGGCGTTGAGTTCGGCGGCATTGGCAACGGCCATGCCCAAAATCAGCGCGGCATCCAACACATCCACGTCCACAACCCCCCGCGACAGCCTCCTCATGCTAGCCTGGGACAGCGTAGGCCACCCCCACGCCCGAAGAATGATGCACGACAAAAGGCTCCCGAACCTCACTTCCTTCCTGCACGAGCCCGGCGCGCATCTGACCCCGCTAGCCCCGACTGGTGCAAGCCTCACCATCCCTGTATGGACTGAAATTTTCACGGGGCTTACCGCGCGACAAACCGGGGCCTTCGGGAATCATACAATGGTCGGTCGCCCCATGGAGTGGACCGAGCACTACGACCAGCAGCATGGACAGTTTGCCCGGGTTGGGTGGTTCTCAGGTATTCCATACGAGCATACCCTCCAATGGGCCATGCAACAGCACGGATTCAGTACCGCATGGCTCACGTCGAAACGTGGGTATCTCGGGGTAGAAGACGCGCAGAGCCCTCTTGCCCGTATTGGTCAAAACGCACAGCTTTGCGTCACCGTAAAGCCTCGATCCATTGACGATCCTTACATGGAATCGCTTGCGAAAGCTGCCGTGAACTTCTCGCATCGAAACCGAAAATCGATCATCTTCTGTCACTTGAATCCGGACAAGTTCGGCCACGCATTCGGTGGAGAGAGCCCTGAATACGAGCACGAGATAGAGCGATGCGACGAAACGCTTGGTCGGGTGCTCAGCGGCATCGACCGTGAGAGAACGCACGTCATGGTCATCTCGGACCATGGTTTCGACGGGGCCGAGTTTCGCCATCTCAACGCTCCGTGGTCCTGGTGTGCTACGGACATTCCGTTGCGTCAACGGTGGGCCGATGGAGGGGCCTGCACCGTTGACGTGTATCCTACCGTGCTTGAGTGGTTTGATGTGCCAGCACGAAAAGAACTGCCCCAACTTCGAGGGAGGTCACTTCTGTAATCAAGGATCTCAATGATCTCAAGGATCTTGAAAATACTTCCAGTCCGACATCTCAAACCCGACAAGCAGGGCCGGCACCTCAACGCCGGTTCCTACTTGATCGATTGCAAAGGTAACGCTACCTCCCGTCGGCAGATATGCAACCCCTCGATCAACCTCAAGCTCGACCGGGATAAACGCTGTCCAATCCCCAGTACCGCCCCCGCCAACCAACTTTGTCGTGGTGCTCACAGGGCTTCCGGTCCCGTCGGCGCCCAAGTTGTTTCGATATCCAACCTTCAAACTTGCATAATTAGCATTGTCTGCTACCAGTCCTCCCCATTCCGGAACTATCCACGCTCGCTTGATGAACTTGTAATCCGGGGTCGCCCTGGCAAGAGCGAATTCACGCGTCGTACCGGTTATAGAAACATTCACCTCCGCTGAGTTACTCACGGCACTCAGCGTCAAATCTGTTGCGTTTCTACCCAAAACAGTAAAGGGTCCGGTGGTTGCAAATCCAGCACTGACATACACAAGAGATCCAGGTGGAAAATTAGTAGTATAGGCAAGTCCGGTAACGACCTCGGTTGCCCCGTCGGTATCCCCGGTCACATCTTTCCCGCAGGCCGGGACACGCGCCGTATAGGTCTGAGCCGTCAAATCATGGATTTGTCCCTGGCCGATATCGGTCTTCACGTAGACCGTGGCCGAAGCTGCGGGAGTCCCCGTTGGAACCTCGGCCGACACAGGGCCAAGGGTTATTTCCTGGAATTCATCCAGCAAGCTTTTCACATAAACCGAATTCGCAGGACCTCCTGGAGACTGGTATGTGATACCGCCGACATAGCTACTTTCCGCTCCATCGAACAGAATTCCATAGGATGGAACCAGGTAGCTGCTCGCTCCGAATTGCCCTGCCGCCAGATGCACGGAAGCCCCAACGTGTGGATCGGCCCCACCGCCAGTCCAACACTTACCGACCACAATCCCGGCATAATTCTCCTCCATCTCGACAACATGAAACCTGTCGATGAAAATGGTTTTGATCTCGCCCTGATTATAATTGGCGTCAGCCGAGCTCTCGCCGTCGGCAACGATATTCCCTATGGTCATCAAATGCTGATCCGTGTTCCATGCATCCCCGTTTTCATCATTTCCAGCCAAGCTCACGGTGCCGTGAAGGAAGAAATCCTGGAAAGTCAGCTCGTGCATGTTGGGTCCGGTTTCCCCCGCTCCGCCCCGGTTCAGCACACGAATCCCCCGCCACCTCGAGTAGCCCAATTGGAAAACCCCGGTATGCTTCAGGTGGTTATGCGAACCCGTGCCAACCGAATTCCTCCCGATCTCGTATGCGGCATGGCTGGCCGCAAAGTTTTCGCTTGCCGTGCCCCCCGTGGCCTCGTATCCACAGTTTTGAAATCTAATATTTCCGAACTGGCACTGCTGCATCACATTGCCTGTAACCACGTCATCGTATGTAACTCCAAACGGGTCACAGGCCTTCATGCCGGAGCCCTTGATGTTCGCGTAAAATATATTGTCGAGCTGAACATCCGAATTCTGCCCGGTAAAGACCAAGCCATGACACTGATAGTCCCGCCCCCCTCCTTCAAAGGTAACATTCTTCATCACGAACCCATTGTCGTGAGCGGTGGTCCACCAATTGGACGGCGTGCCCCTGTCCGTACTATTCACGGTCATCATGGCCGTCCAGGCCGCAAGCCCGGCCTTTGGAGAAAACACCGTCCCATAGGTCATGTCCCCGATTATGGAAATCGGCTTTGCATCAACCAATATGCCGGTTGCAAGATAATAGGCCCCATTCTCGGCATCCACCCGGCCATGCTGCACAAGGGCTTCTATCGCGCTATTCCACGCAACCCCCGAATCAACAGTGTTGTCTCCAGCCGCAGCCCCCCACCATTCCGGGCGCACCCGATTGAGGCCGACAACCTCTCCGGATAATGCGTCGAATATCTGCCATCCACAATCAATGATCCCAGAGAGAGAGGACAAGGTTCCCGGAAAAGTGAGCGTGTTCCCGTCGGGCTCTATCATCGCTCCCTTGTGGATTTCGAGCTCCACTTCCTCGGAAATGGTCAGGTTCCCGGTAAGGACATAGTTTGTCGTCTTCGCCGGGAGGACGACCCTGGCCTGAATTCCCGCCGAATCAAGATACTCGTTTATATCAGCAAGACTGTAATCGTCTAATGCCCCGGCAACCCCGACCGCTGATTGATCGACTGCAAAGACGTTCACATAGTACACATGGTCGATAGGGTTTCTGAGCTTGTCCTCAATGATGCTTGACGTGAGCCTGCACCCTATCCCGGTCCCGACGGCCCATTCTCTCGCAACGGTCCCTTCCTTCCCGCGCTCGACGGTCAGGATGTCCCCTACTCGCTCGGTGATGTAGACAATCTCTTTGTTGTCCGAGGCATCATACAGCGTTGCCGGTGCATAGGTCCCCGCGGTGGCGGTCGGGTCGGGGAAGAGCGCGCCCGTTCCGGGGTTGACGGTTATGGAGGTTGCGGCCGCCGTTATGGTGGTCGCTATGCGCGAGGTCGCGTTGTTGGTGGTGATTACCTTTTCGTAGGCGTTGGAGATGGAGGGTGATTGAAATTGAAATGAAAAACTCGCGGCGAAAAACGAAAACGCAACAAGGAGTGCCATGAATGGCCATGAAGGGGTGGGCTTTTGCCTTTGCATTGATTATCTCCTGGTTATTTTTTGGTTTAATCCCTTGCTTCTTCTGATCTACTCCGCCAGCAGTGCCCGCTCCCTCCTGCTCGGCTCCATGATGTTCTTCGTCTCTCTTCTCAAGCTTTCCGGCGTAACGTATGGAATCAACGCCTGCTTCTTCCTGGCCGTGACGCCTTCATTGTATTCCTCGATGAGCTTGTAAATCCTTTTCTCTTCTTCCTTGGATCTTTCGGGATCGAGGAGGTAGCCACGATACGCCGCATAGATCCGCTTCCTCTTCTCGGCATAGTTCGCCACCTCCTTCTTGGATTCCCAGGTTCTCGCCTGGATCGTTGACCGCTCGGCCGAGGTGAACCCCACAACCTTCCCGGCGATCTCCCGTCCCTTGGGTTGGTAGATTTTCCCGTTCTCATCCCAGATCGGGTTTAGAGACTTCGTTGAGCCACCCTCGACAAATTCCCTGTGTGCCCTCATGACGTTTCCAAGGAAGGACGGGGCCAGTTCCTCGCCGGCGCGCCAACCCTGTCCTTGAAGGGCAAATTTCGAAGCCTGCTCGACGTTCTTGTAGATCCCTCCGAAGGGGCCGATAAGATCCGAGAAGGTGCGGGGAAGCTCCATGCCAACGGCGAGTGAAGATGAAATATCGAATCCGTACCCGCCGGCACCCACCAGGCCGTATCTCGCCGTGACCTCGGCGGCGCTTCCAAGCTCGCGGCGAATGGTGTCATAGATCCACTTTTCCGGGTCGTCATCACCCATGCCAAGCTGAGAGAGTATGACCCCGAGAGCGATCATGAGCGCCTTGTAGCCGATGAAGGCTTTGCCTCCGCCGACAACGGCCGGGGCTCCCAGAGCGAAGGCAAAAGCTTTGATGCTTTTCCTATCGGCCCCCATGTCTGCCCCCATGTCGGTCAGCATCTGGAAGTAGTTGTGCCCGAACTTCTGATACGTGTAGGCGAGTTGTGCAATCTTGGCGAATGGGTTGTCCCCGAGCGCCCAGGAAGGAAGGGTGGCGCGCCCGTAAACACCGTGCGCCCTGTCGCTTGCCTCCCTCGCTCCCTTCATGGCCTTCTCGTGAGTTTGCCCTTGCTTTCGAGCGAGCCGGTAAGCCGCAAGCATGGTGGTCCCGCGGTTCCACTGCTCGGTCTTTCCGAATCCCCACATGGAAGCGTCCATGATTTTGCCCCAGGTGTTCCCGAAAGCACCCTGCACATTCCGCATGGCATCCCTGGTGAGCTGGGGAGAGGCATATCCTTTCTGGTAGATCTCATCCATGAAGGCCTGCTCATCCTTGTTTTTTAGCGAGCCCCCGCGCATGACCGAGACATAATCCACGGCCGCCGTCTTTATGGCCCCCAGGATCTCCATGAGTGAACCGTCGTTTCCGAGGGTATATTTCAGGATTGCCGGCGGGGCCGTGGTGACGGTCGCCGTGGTGTTGACGAACGCCGAGCGCGGATTGAGCCCCAGGTACTTAAAGGAAATGATACTTTTCCCCATGGCGATGCGGCGATCCCAGGCATCCGGATTTCTGAGCTGCTCGGTGATGTAGTTCTTGAGGCGTTTATACCGCTCGCGCTCGTTCGCCGCATCTACGGCCATGAGGGCGGCGTACATCTTCTTCCCTGCCTCGCCCTTGGCAACGCCGCCGGAGATCTGTGAAAGGTAGATGGTGTATCTCTCGAGTGGATCCTCGATGTAGCCCTTGACCGGCGGGGTCCAGCCCACGCGCATGAGCTTCGTTTTCTTTTTGCCGGGGGATGGAGATGAAGGAGAAGGAGAAGGAGAAGGAGAAGCGGACAAAGCTTCACGCTCTTCCCTTGAAAGGGGGATGCTGTCGATTACGATGCCGGATGGCATACGCGGTGCTTCGGCCGGCCTTCCATCCTTCGCGGCCTTTCCCGGAGTGTAGCTTTTCCAGTCTTCCCTCAGTGTCCATTTAGCGTCAGCCCCTGTCCCTTCAAGGATATACCGCGCCATCTCCCCTCGGTTCTGCCGCGCGATCTTGTGCGACCGGAAAGCGCGGGCCTTCAGCATGTTCGATGCCGAGGACAAAATCTCGGCCTGCATCTGGGCCCTGACATTGGGGTCGTTGATGTCGGCCTTGCTCACCGAGTATTCAATGGCCTTCCCCATGTCGATGATGCTGATATCCTGATAGATGGATTCTGGGAGTTTGGCGATGTTTCCCGTTTCCAGGTTGGTGAAGCCGCGGCGCTCGAGCTGGCGGCGGAGGATCTCTGCTTGATCTTCTCTCGGCGTATGGTATCGGTAGAAATTCCCCTCGGCGTCCTTCCCGCGAACGAAGTAATCTCCCGGCGCCCGGATGCGCGGAGCATAGAAGCCCTTGAGCTGCCCCATGGACATATACATCTCCATAAGCTCGCTCTTGCGGTACTTCTTGGTCTTGCCATTCCCCAAGGGGATCTCGATTGCCGGGTCATCCACCTCCTCGCCGGTCACTCCCTGCTCGGCTTTCTTCCTTGCCTGCTCGTCAAGGTAGTCGATCACTTCCTTGATCGGGCGCCGCATGTACTCGAGGAGGTCATCATAAGAGGACCTGATTTTGTCGATTGCGGAAATGACCCTCGAAGATACGGCCTCACCCTTCCCGGATCTGGCGCGCTCCTTGTTCCGCGCGATCAGCTTCTCCTTGTAGTCCTTCCAGGAGATCTCTTTTGCATCCATGTCGTCTATGATCTTCCAGGTTTGACGGTAGTCCCTTGGAAGGTGGGAGTTCTTCGGGTCGTTGATGTTGTACCGGTCGTAGGTTTTGAAGCGGCCCATATTGATTTTTCCACCAAGTTTCGTAGCATTGGCGAATTTCATCCCGGCCATGAGGTCGATGGGCTCCTTGTGGTCGATGAAGATTTCATGACGCCGCTCTTCGCGGAACTGTGTCGCCTCGAAGGCATCCTTCTCTTGCAGGTTCTTCCTGTACTCCGGGGATTGCAGGATGCTTCCTATGAGGCTTGCGTCCTTGGGATGGAAGAGGTTGCGGATGGAGAGGAGAGTCCCGGCTAGCTGGTCGGTTGCTGATTGGGAAATGTTGCCGAGAGAGGGAAGCCTGATGAAGCCCGCTTCGTTTGCGAGGGGAGAGTTTCTTGATTCATTGATCTCCGTCGTAGCCTTCTCCCCTTCCATGCCAATGCCAGATACATTGCGAGCGTTTCTTGCAAGCTCATCCGGCAAATTGAACTCGGCCCCAGGGGCCGCCGCTACTCGCTGCTCATATTTTGTCAAATCTTTTGTGGGAACATCCACATACGAGAGCCCGCCACCATACATATTCCTAAATGGAATGGCTATCCCTGGAAGATCGTTGGTGAATTGAGTCGCGGTTCCGACCTCGCCTTCTCTGTTGCCTCTCCAAAGCCTGGTCATGCCCTCCTTGATCGGTGGAAGGCTCGATTCAATGGACTTGGCTTCTCTTCTGTATCCCACGATGGGGGCTTCTTTGAATGAGCCCTTGACCGATGCCTCAGGGCTCAGGACCGAGACTATCTGGTCGGGGGAGAAGACGGCGTACATATCTTGAGGCATTCGCCTTGTCTTCTTGAATGCTTCTCGATCAAATAATTTCTTGGGTCCGGTATCGAAATTGTTCTTTAGGATTAAACCGTCATATCCTTCCTGCTTGGCAAGTTTCATTTCATAGGCTATGGAAATCGAATCAAACCTCTCGATGTTATTCTTGAACAGATCATCCATGTCGATAATTTTTGGATTTGTCATTTTCAGATAATATTGGCCTATGCCTGGGCCGCCAGTGCTCCCTGGTTCTTGCTCGAAGCCACTGTATGTCTCCGCTGTCTCTGGACGGGATGCAAACCAGATCCCCTCTTTTGCGCTTTTAGCTTTTGTGCTTTTTCCTGCTAACGACAAATCAAATTGCTGAAAATCGGCATTAGGGGTCCCGTGATAGACAAGTTTTAACTCCCCGTTTTCGTCAACAACCCGAGTCCCCGCCAGCTTCGCCTTCGCTGATTCAGGGAGATCCTTGGGGGCTATTGCGAATTGGACCCTCGAAGCGGGAGTGGCCGAAGATTCCATCTTGCCGGTCTTTTGATTCAGGAATCGATATGGCTCTGATTTCTGTCCAGGCTTGTAATCTGGCTTTGCCATCTGCGGAGGCGTATGCCTAAGAGGATAAACGTTGTCGGCAGGAAACAGTGGGGCTTTCCCTGGTCTTGCCGTATCAGCCCACTTTTTGACCTGCCTTAATCCGCCCGGCGACATCTTCGACAAATCGTATGTACTGACCTTCTTGGGATCTCCGACCTTACCCGTCACAACCACGAGGGTAGGCTTGTCGTCGGTATCCGCGTTCTGGATCACGTAGGTATCTGGACGTTTTAAAATCCCCTCTTCCTTGATGTGCTTCTTGATTACCTTTCGGTATTCTGGAAGACTCGTGATTGACTGCTCGACCTGTACGGGGCTTGTCTCTCGTCCTTCTGTCCCTCGGTCAGATCGTTCCTGCTTGGCAGTGGGTAGATCACGGGCTTTACCACCTTCATCAAAGAGTCTTTGCTGTCCTTGGTTTTTCTCAAGTCGCCTCCTTTGGGCTCTGGATTCTTCGGCAGTATCTTCCGTTGCTGACATCTGAGCCTCGCCGCCCCCAAACCGCACAATGGCGTCCTCGGGCGCGATGTTCTCGGAAGAGTAGGGTGGCGTTGCGCGGCGTTGCTCTGTGGACATGCTTCCCCTGGATGTTGCGTCTCTGGCCTCAATCTCGCCCGCCATCCTCATGTAGTCTGATTTCCGAGAGATTCTTTTCTCGGAGATATCCTTCTCGAATTGTCGCTCTGCTTTCTTGCGATCTCCAGGAAGGGACAGTGTATAATCCCTTGCCTCCATTGCTTTGCTTTCCGACATGCCTCGTTGGATTTCTCGATTCACGAACCAATCCACTCGTTCAATTGGAGAAAGTCCATGAAGCGCGTTCCCTTTTGGCCATGACTCAGAATGTAAAGCGTTGATAAGGTGGTCCACTAAACCCTCTTGCTTTGCGGAAAATGGAGAACTTCTGAGAACCGTGCCAACCGATCCTCCAACCGCAAAACCTTCTCGACCTTGAATCCAATGCTGGAGTTCATGAATAATCGTTTGTCTTCTATCCGCCTTATCCGAGTCAGTGGCTATTTCCATTGTATTGCCACCCATGTTGCCGCCATATCCACGGAGGGGGGTTAGCTTCACCTTGATATTCATGGCTTCTGGATAGTTCTCGAATAACTCAGGATGTTCTACGATGTCAGACAAAACATAAGTTTTGCTTCGTTTCCTATTCAGGAAATCTTCATCGACCACCATCTTCGAATCATCAATCTCAACCTTCTCCCTCTTGTCGTACAAGCTCGTGAACTTTCCCTCGGCCTTGTCCCACCACTGCGCCTTGGGACCGGCAAAAGTCCCCCACTCATTCTTCACGGCATCAGGCAGCTTCGCATAAGCCCGTTGCGCGGCAGCGAATATCTTCAGCACGTACCGGCGCACGGCGTCGAAGGCGTCTCCGAGAACGCGGGACAGCTCTTCCTTGAAGGTGCGGGCCGTATCAAAGCCGCGGGCGATTATGCGGGTGCCGAGGTCGGTTAGGCGTGGCATGATGTCGGAGATCTGGCCTGGAAGAAGGGATTCTATACCCGCCTTGGCCGCGCGGATTTCGCGGATCAACTCGTCTACCGGGAAACCTGAGTATAGGTTGGTGTAACCCGTCGCTGCCCCTGGAGTAGGGCCGGTTCTGTAAGTCGTTCTTGGAGACTCCTCTTCCTCTATGACTTCGCCACTCCCACTCTGAGAAATCACGCCCGGGGGCGGTGCGTTCTGGTGCGGCGCATTGGCCGCGACACCTTCGGAAACCAGCTCGGCTTCAAGCCGGTTCTTCTCAGCGATCTTGTCGGCCCGTTCGGCTTCGTACTCAAAGGGAGCGCCCAGGACTTTGCTGAGGCGCTTCACTTCGGTCTCATGCTCTTCGATAGTGTCTTCCACTTCCCGGATGTCTCGCGGAAGTCGATTCACGATGTTGATGGACTTGGTGATCAAGCCACTGTCGGACACCGTTTCATTCAATACCTTGCCGGTTTGAATTTCGAACCAAAGAGGACCAATGCCAAGCTCGAGCTCGGCGGCATCAATTGATTCATCCCACTGGTAGACATTCACGCGCAGGGGATACTTGTCGTTCACCTTCCCGATGGTTGCAACGACTCGCCACCCGCTCTTGCTGTTCTTTTTGAGCGTAGCCGCATGATCGACAATAGCCTTGTTATACGCCGCCTTGATGGCAGCACCGAACTCATCCTTCTGCTTGTGGTCGAAGCTCCGTCCCTCGACGCTCCCGGACTTGTACGTGGCGTAACTATCATCCGCAAAGTTCTTGGCCTCTTTCAGCTTCGCCAACCGCTCGCGCCGTCCCGGCAACTGATACCGCTGGATATTGTCCAAATCGTAGGCTATGGCGTGCTGCGATGAAGCATGAGCGGCCGCCAGCCGGTCGAGCCTATCGATGTCCTGGTTGAGCCCGGCCAACTGCAAAATCCGCTGATCACCGGAGGCCAGGGCCGCAGCCATCTCGTAACTACTCGCCTCGGAGATGTCCTCGATGCTCCGAACACTCGCATCCCCACTGAACGCCTGGTCGATCTGCTTCTGCTTCCTGGCCACCATTGACCACATGGTCTCGTCGTAAGAGCCCTTCGTGGCGTAGAGCTTGACCCTGACCGTCTCGTTCTGATTACCCTGCCGGATAATTCTCCCCTGCGGCTGTTCGAAGTCGGCCGGATACCACGGAGGGTCGAGGTAGTGCATGGCGGTCAGGCGCTTCTGGATGTTCACGCCGGTCCCCATCTTCTTGGCTGATCCAATGACCACCCGGATGTTTCCGAGCCGCGCCTCCTTGAAAACCCTCTCCTTCTTGGCATCGGTGTCCGCATCGTCAAACCACGCGATTTCATCCCGCTTAATTCCGCCGGCGGTCAATCGCCTCGTAAGTGCGTCGCGTGCGTCGAAGGCATTCTTCGCCCTGAGTTGTGCCCCGAATCCAAGGTTGTAGAAAACGATCTGCACTCCACCCTTCTTGGCTTCCTGCTTTCCGTCGATTCCCTCAAAGGTGAAGAGCTTCGTTCTTTTGTGCTCGGCAATGATCTCGTCGGCCATGCGGTTAAGCTTGGATGGCGTCTTCTCCGAGATAGTGTGATCGAAAAAGCGCGGATCAATGGATGCCTTCCTTCCCTCGGAGATGATGGCGATCATCGGGTCCGGATTGTTTCGTTGCTGAAATGATGGCTTCCATCTCTTGGACGCCGCGACTCTCTCGGACAACGGCCCGGACCTGTAATCCTCCTGCTCGGGAGTGGACGGCACGGCAATAATCTCGGGCTTCCCCCCTTCCAAGTCAGGCCGCTTTACAATGGAGCCGAGTTGATCCGAAGTGAGAACATCCATGAACGATCGCACCCGGCTCATAAGCTCTGGCACGTTTACGAACGTGGCGAACCGCTCGACGTTCTCATAGTTTCCGGCGGCGTTGGGCTCCAAGGAAATCTTGGAATCTCCGAAGGTGGATGCCCACCCGTCGAAGGTGGACATGCCTTCTTCCTGCATGCGATCCTCAATGAAAAACCGCATGAGGGAGTACATTTCCCCGATGGTGTTGGTGAGTGGGGTTCCGGATGCGAAGACATGAGACCTTCCAGGATTCTTACTGTCGAGGAATTTCACCTTGACGTACATATCCATGGATTTTCTTGCACCGTTTGGGTCGATACCCTTGAGCTTCCTGTTTGTGTGAAAATCCAGCTTGCGGTAGTTGTGCGCTTCGTCCACAAAGAGGAAATCACATCCAGTTTCCTCGAAGGTGATAGCTACATCCTTCCCGGAACTACCCGTGATGGAATCGAACCTGCGCTCCACAATTTCTATCTGTCGCTGGAGCGCCGAGCGCCTGATCCTGTCGCTGTCTTCGGTATCGTCGAGGGCTTCGGTCAACTCGGTTACGAGCTTTTCCCTGATGGGAGCCACTGACTCTTCCTTGACTCCTATGCGCTCGAAGGCGGAGTGAGTGACAATCACGGCATCCGGGTTGTTCAGCGTGGCCTGTGCGACGAATTCCTTGCGCTTATCTTTGTGAAATGCCTCCTTGTCGGCAACCATGATGTTGGCGAGCGGGTAGAGATCCATGAACTCGTTGGCGAACTGCTCAAGCATGTGATTCGGCACGACGTACCACGGCCGCTTGACGAGGCCAAGCCGCTTCATCTCCATGCCGGCGGAAATCATCTCGAGCGTCTTCCCGGCTCCGACGGCATGCCCGAGATACGTGTCCCCAGTCTGGATGATGCGCCAAACAGCACGTTTCTGGTGGTCGTGGAGCTTATACTTCAAGGACACACCGGGAAGGGTGAGGTGGGAGCCGTTGAAGCGCCTGGGTGCGATGTTGTTCTTGGTGCGATTGTAAACGTCGAGCAGGTCGGATGTCCTGGCACTGTCGGTCCAGATCCATGAAGAAAACTTCTCTTTCATCTTCTTCGTGATGTCGTTTACGGCTTCAGTTGATTCCTTGTCTGTGTATGTATAAGTCCTCCCCGAGGCATCCTTCTCGGTTCTCTTGACGACGATGCGCCTGCCATTCAATACCGCTTCCAGTATCTCGGAAGGAGAGCGGCCATTCGTCCCGTATTCGTTCCCGGACCTGCGCTCGGACCTCATGTTCCCGCCGGCTACGGTCCACGTCTCGGTTCGTCTATCGTAAGACGCCTCCCCGGCGTTGAGAATTTCCGATGCGAACTCGGTAACGTATCGGTCAGGTATCCAGCCAGCACCTAACAAGACGCGAATTTGACTATGCCCGAGCGGCGTAGGCTGAACCTTCTGGAGCGCCTCGACGTTCCGTTGAAGAGAAGGATCAAGTTCGGCGGCGGTGCGAGCCTCGTCAAGTTTCCTCACCACATCTCCGGAAAGGTATTCATCGGCAAGCATCCATTCGCCCGAGACGTCCCGGTAGATGAGATCGTCGAGCGTTTCGATGGCATCTTCCTGGCTGATCCCCATGCGAGTCGCAATGTCGTTTAGATCCAGCTTTCCAACGGCATCGAGTGAAACGGCCATGGCGTCGTGAATGGTTTTGACTTCGGCCTGAACCGGTTTCCCGATGGTGCGCTCGGTGAGGAACGCCGACTTTACAATCTCGCCTTCCTCTGTGATTTTTTCGAGCTGGGTGATGAGAGCCGAATCGTAATCCTGATCCCAGAACCGTTTGTTCTTGAACGTGCGACTTTGAATCTGGTACTCGTTTCCGTCCTCATCGGTCCTGGTGGTCGTTCTCGTGGTGAAATCCAGGATGGGGCCATGCTTCGTTCTGAATTTGTTGTACGCGCTCTGGAGCTTCTTCAGGGATGCTTCCCATGGCCCATCGTTGTACTGATCGAACCTTGCGGCATTGACGGCACCCTTCAGCGAAACGAAGTCCTTGAACCACTCACGCTTCGACTCGAGGAGCGGCGTAGCCCCCTTAAAGAAATCAACACCTACTCCGCCTTGCACGCGCCGAACATTGCCCTTCTCATCCAGGTAAAGAGCCCCTTCCCGGCGCACCTTCGGGTTGAATTCAATGGCCTCGGTCTCTCGCTTGATGCTTTCGGCATCTTTGGTAGTGATCGAGAACACGTTGCTCGGGAGCTTCTTTACGGCTTCCGCGAAAGCAGCGTCGAGGTCCGCATAGTCTTCGTAGTAGGAAATCACCGTGGGCTGATCGTACCCACGCTCACCGCCGATTCTTCTCCCAACATCGTCGGTGTGGCCGGTCTTGCGAACCTGACCCAAGATCATTTCCGGGTGGGCCGCATAGTATTCGTTGATGTTGACCGGGCCGTCCTTCGTTTCGATCTCAACGCGCTTCGACCATGCGTTGCCATTTTGCTCCTCGCCTTCCTGGCGTTTCCGGAAGAACAGGACATCCGTTACGACCGACGTCCCGGCATTGTCCTGGAAAGCCATCTGGGGAAGCCGGATGGCTCCGATGAGGTCGGCCCGCTCCTGGAGATACCGTCTCGCCTTATCCCCTTGCCGGTCCATGGTGTGGCGACTGGTCACAAAGGCAACCATCCCGCCCGGGCGAACAAGGTCAACCGTCTTAGCAAAGAAGTAATCATGAAGAGAGAATTCGTGTTTCGCGTAGTCGGGGTCGTTGGTGATGGGTATGGACGCGAAGGGCGGGTTACCGATGGCAAAGTCAAAGAAGTTCTTGGGGAGTTTCCGTTTGGTGTAATCGTCGTGCAGGACCTGTTGTCTTGGGAGAAGATGCTTTGCAATAAGCGCCGTCGGTCCGTCGAACTCGATTCCCGTGAAGGTGGAAACCTTCCTGAGTCCTTCCGGCATGGTCATGAAGAAATTCCCGATTCCCATTCCAGGCTCGAGAACATGCCCGCCGGTGAAGCCTAGATGCTTTGCGGCTTCCCACATCTGCCGGGTCACGCCTTCGCTTGTGTAGTGCGCGTACTGAGTGGATTGGAGGAGTGTCTTTTGCCATTGCTCGGGGAGTTTTGAAAGACGCTCGGCAAGGTCTTTCCACGACTGATCGTAGATGGAATAGTTGGGCCAGATTTGAGTGAGTGGGGTATTGCTGTGGGCTGGGAAGAGTTTGTTCCTGATCTCGCCTGCCCCGAAGCCTACATACTTTGAAAGCAGCTCCTGCTCGGCAGGGGTAGCCGTGCGTTTCTCTGCGTCGATCTTTACGGCAAGCTCAATGATCTCGACGCTCCGCTTGGCAGTATCCAGCCAAGAGCCTTCGCGCTTGAGGCTTCCAACCGGAGCGGAGTAGTCGTTACCTTTCTTTTTGGCGGGCTTCGTTGTTACGCCGCCTTTGCCACGCTCTCTTCCCTTGCCGGCAGGTGCTTGTGAAATATCCTCTCCCACGCCTCCCTGGTCCGGGTCTGGTATTGCATCAATCCCTCGTTGGTTCCCTGGATTTTCTCGGCTATCAACTCGTTCAGAATCTGATCGATCTCCTGGAGATATTCCTCCTTCATCTGGCTGTCCAAGTCCTCCACGAACTGATTCAGCGTCTCGTTCTTCTTCATCCGGTCGAAGTCCCTCTTCCTGTAGGTCTCCAACCACGCCTTGATCGCTCGCTTCCTGCTGTCCGGGAGAGGCGGTATCGGCATCTGATTCCCCCTTCTGAGTCGATACTTCTTCGTTTCCAGAAAACTTCTCCTCGATAAACCGCTCGAAATAAGGAGCGGCCTTGAGGCTAAGGCTATCCAATACCAATGATACGAAGTCTTTTACATCCTGTCCAGTGGCAACCGCATGGCCCCACATTTCGTCCAGGATGGGGCGGATCTGCCGCCACTTGGTTTCGTCAAGCTTGGAAGAGGAGATGGGAGCGGTCGAGGAGGCTGAAGAAGAGATGGGAGCGGTGGAGAATGAGCCCTCTTCCCCGAAGATGGCGTTGATTTTCTTTATGCCATCCGCTATGGCCTTCATGTGGTCTGCGGCGGATTCCAGCTTGGCGGTGGGGGTGGGGGCGGATTTTGCTTCCTTCGTAGCGGTGGATTGCGTGACTGCTGGCTCGGTCTTCTCTCCCCGCTCCTTCATTTGCTTGCGAAGCTCGGCCATCACGTCTTCTCGGGACGCATCGGCCATGGACTTCGTAGTAGCTGGCCTTGAAGGGGTGATGGGCTCGGCAAGAGCATCTTCGCTCCTGGGCTTCTTCGCATCCACCTCCTCAACCGTCATGAACTGCTCGTCGATGTATCCTGGACGCAACACAAAGGATTGGACCCGCATTCCCCCTTCAAGGATGTAGCGAGCGCCCTTGTCGTCGGAGTAGATCGTATCCCCGTCCCTGTTCTTTCCGACAACTATACGTTGGGTCTCTGGTTGAGTGGCTGGCTCGGGTTTCTTCTTGGTCCCGAACAGATGATCGGCGTCTTCCTCGGAAATATCGGGGAGGTCTGACGTTTTATCCCTCTTGGCCTCGACGGCATCAACCAAGCCCCGCACAAAATCAACGGCAGGCTTCGGAACCTTGACCTGCATCTCAGTCTTGGGATTCACGAGGAAGAACTCGTCAACCACGCCCCTGCGCCTCGTCTCGATCTGCGTGTATCCAGAGGCAACCATGTTCTGATAGATGTCCCGGCGAGTCGTGACATTCCCGTTGTAGCTCACCTTCTCGTCAAGAACCTGGTCCTCTGCATCCTTCTTTATCTTCTCTGCACGGTCGGATTCTTTCTTCTCCCTCTCCCTCTTTTTGTCTCCCTGCCATTCGTCCCACTTATTAGGGTTAAGAGACCTGAGCGATGCGTCGGCGTCCTTCTGCGTTTTCGCCGGGAGCCCGGTTATGGTCGAGAACAATCTGTTCAGTTCGGGGTTGATGCCGTTCATAGTCTCGCGGAGAGTCACAACATCCTTGGAATCTATTTTGTCGATCCAGTACCGGCCCCGCTCCTCGGCGCGTTCCTCGCCAAGATACTGCTTCATGCCTTCAACGTATCTCGCAAGGGCTTTCTCTTTGGTCTGGTCAAGCGCGGACACTACCTGCTCTGTTTCCCTGGAAGGAGGGGGCTGCTCAGCTTTCTGTTCCGCACCAATCCCCAACGCCGCCCGTACCGCGGCCTCGTTCTTCTTGGGGAACACCCATCCCTTGTGCTTGCCGTTGTAGAGCCCGCTGTGCTGCTTCAAGACGGGGGCGATGCGGTCCTTGTTTGCGGTGTAGTCGCCCTTCACGATTATGGACTTGGTGTCCAGGTCTGAGACTGTGAGGGTGGGGGGTGCGGAAGGGGCTGGTTGAGCTGGCGTGGATGGCGTCGGCCGAGAAGAGGGAGGGGCCTCTTCTTTCTTGGTTGACTCTCCCTTCTCGGCCACGGTAACCGGCTCAGTTTTCTCTTTGAGTGGCTTCCGCGCGGCGGTCTCGGCCGTCGGCCCGGTGCGGGTCTGCTTTGGCGTTACTGGGGGCGCGGAGGCAGGTTCTTTCCCTTTGTCGCGCTTGGCATTGATGATGTCTTGTATATCTACAAACTCACCAGGCCTATCCGGGGCATCCTTCCCAAGAAACTTGACAATTTCATCTATAACCTTGCGCTCTTCTGGCGTAGGATTTTGTGCATACCATCCAGGATGCCTCAAATATATCGCCCCAGGCTCCATGCCAGTTCTTGCAAGGCGTATCAAGTCGAGTCCACTATATCCACGAACATCCTTGGCATAGTTTCCAGGCAACCACCACAAATCGAGCTGATCGTCACCTAAAACAAAAACACCATTCGCGGTGCCATCTTTCAGCTTACCCATCAATTCAATTCGAGTCTTTGGAGCGGAGGCCATCTGATCCATCCGCTTCCGCTCCGCCAACTGCTCGGCAAGCCCGGCCGCGAAGGGAAGATCGACGTCCTCCTTCTGCTTCACCACACCCTTGTCAGTCTCAATCTCCTTGGGGGCCTTCTTCCCAACCCTCTTCGTGGCGTCGCCACCCCTCAGCCACGCCTTGAATTCAGGTATAGTGAATTCGGTAATGGCACCAAGCCCCTGCCACCCTTCCGGGTAGTTGGCGAGATAGGTTTTGCGGGCTTGCTGCTCGTCCTTCGCGCCCAGCACGACCTTCAATTCATCGAACTTCCCGGTTTCAGGGTCGATCTGATCGACAACGAACGCCTTGCCCGTCCTTCCCGCCTCGTTATCGCTTCCCTCGGGAGCCGGCTGCATGTTGTCCGTCCGCACGAACACGTCGAGCAGGTCCTTGTCGCGGCCACGAACTCCCTTGATCCTGCCGTAATGCGCCTCTTTTATGACACGCTGCCACTTCGGGGGGTCGTGATTCACGTCTTTCCGGACGGAGCCGATGGGACTTTCTATGGAGATCGGGATTCCCTGGAAGGAGAAGTGGCCTAGCTCGGCGTTGTCGGCCTTGATTTGCGGGGTCGTGGGTTGCGGCTTGTCGTTCAGCGGGGAAGACGCGGCCTCGTGGGCGGCTATATCGAGCGGCGTTTTCAGGGACTGCTTGGCTATGGCTGTCGGGTCTTCCTGTTCTGTCTGCTCGCCTTGAAGGGGAGGGGCTTCTCTTTCGAGGCCTTCTCGCGTTTTTTGCCCTTCGAGGCCAGCCGGTTCTTCCTGCCCTACTTCTTCGGCGGCGCCTTGACGTGCCGCTTCCCCACCGGGTTCCTCGGATTTTGGGAATTCCAGATCTTGGCCGCCTTCTCGCAAGCCTTGTCTCTGGACATTCCCTCCCGGATAAACCTGTCCCTCATCGCTTCGTATCCCTTGGGCATTGGGTGCTTCTCCTTTCATTGCCTCGGAAATAATCCTCGCTCCCTCTTCCGGTTTCATCTTATTGATGGATGCGTCATCCCACCCAAGGTTTTTTAGCGCGGCGATGTCAGCCTTGGTGAGAAACATCTTCACTGATGCCGTGGTTGCTGCAGTTCCCGTGGTATCAATTGGCCTGGAAGGAGGGGGCTCTGTCGTCGTGGCGGGCTGCTCTCCTGAAACGCCCTTCATGTAATGATCCTTGATGGCTTGCATGGCCTTGAGTTTCCCTGCCTTTTCAGGAAGCTCTATTTGGTTCTCCTGTGCATACCGGACCATTTCATCCTTGGACATTTTCAAGAGATTCGGAACTATTCCGCGCCATGCCTCCTTGGGATTTGTTGATTGTGTGGCTTCTGGTTGTTGAGTCTCTGGCTTTGCTTGCGATGGAGTTTCTGTCTCGGCAAACAAAGAATCCTGTGTCCCGAGCCAAGCCTGCTCCAGCTGTGCTTTCGTCGGCATTTGGACTCTAGGAGCAAGACGTTGATCATACAAATTCTCTGCGTTGAGCGCGTTGACGATCTGGCTTCTTCGCCTCCTAAATGCCTCGACGTCGAGGTTTTGCGGCGGGGACTTGGCTATCCCTTCAAGGTATTGATACTCGGCTTCCAGGTCCAATCTCGTCGTGGGGAGCGGCTGCTTGTCGATGCCTTGGAGGTAGGTCCGCGAAGGAGGGGGTTGTGGGGCTTGCGGCGGAGATGATTCTGTGATAGATTCTTGTTCGGAAGGAGGGGTCGAGGGGTGTTCGGTACTATCTTCTCTTCCGGCATCACTCTCCCCGCCTTTCCCTCGATCCCGGTACTTCCGGGCAAGATGCCCGCCAGCCTGAAAGAGAGGGAATGTGATGGCTGTCTGGAGCGCGGCCTGTTTTGCTGCGGGGATGGCTTCCTCCACCCATCCTTGGTATGGCTTCCTCAATCCAACGGCGTGCTCTATGTCCGCCTGCCCGCCGCCAAGGGTATCGCGCATTCCAGGAACACCGGCAGCAGTTACAGCCTCCTGCGCCATTTCCGACCCCATCATTGCCGTGAGCTTTCCGGCCATTCCAACGATGCGGTTTTTTAGGAGAGCTTGAACTGAAGGAGACTGGAACAACTTCGCAACCGGCGCCATGAACTTCTTGGCCGGGGTGAGGCTGATCGCAAAATCCAATGCGGTATCGGCCGATTCGGTCAGGCCTTCCCACCATCCATGCTGACTGATCTTCTCCTTGTATTTCTCCCTTACGGCGTCGAGCTCGTCCTGAGTGAGCTTGCTTCCGCGCTGCTTCATGGATTCGTTGTCAAGCACGTCCTTTATGCTCTCGAACAGTTGGTCCTCGTCGGCACGCTTTGCGATAGGGAGTGTTGCGGCCGCCGCCGCCATACCGGCCGAGCGGCCCACCCACGGGGATGCAGGACCAAGAAAGGGTGCCGTGGCTGCGGTCGTTGCTACGGCAACGGGGACTGCAACGGCCAGAGTCCCGGCGGTAGCACCCAAACCAGGAGCAAGATCGGCTATGTCCTTGAGCTTGATCCCGAAGATGGTGCGCTTGTCGTCTTCGTGCGCTTTTGCAAATTCATTTGCCGGACGCTCGAAGTATTTGATGGCCTTGTCGATGGATTCAGCTTCGGCTCTCGGCCCTTCATGGCGGTATGATCTCAGAAGGGAAGCGACCCCGGCTATACCGCCCGTGGCGAGGGCTTTTCCTATAACCCCCATTCCTGCGAGTTTTGCTTCGGTGGATTCCTTGTCTTTTTCCGCCATACCAACCCCGGGAGGTCCGAGGATCTCGGTAGCCATGTCGTCAACGGAGCTTTCCCAAGCTTCTCTTCGCTTCTGCGCGGCAATGTCCTCCGGAGTCTGCATCCCGATCAAGCCGAGGGCGCGGCGGCGCGTTTCCAGGGATGCCGGCGGGGCGTTGGCCGTGAAGGGTTGGAGGCCGAGGAGACCGCCGCTAGAACCGGCTTTGTGTCGAGAGAGCCATCCGGCCACGGCGTCAACGCCCCGCTGCCAGTCGCCGAAGTTCTTCATGTTCCCGGCATCGTCATTTCCAACATTTCCGGGATTGAATGTCCTGGCTCCCTTTCCGAGCGTTCCGTATGAACTATCCTGCCTCATGAGCGCCAGAACGACAAAGGGATCAACGTTGTACCTGCTGGCAGAGGAAGCCACCATTGAACCGGTTACGGGGCTTCCAGGGGCCACGGATTGAATATGGGCGTCTATGGCTTCGATGGAATTGAGACTGGAAAGCTCGTTTGCATATCTGGCTACGCTCTGCTCGTGGCGTGGATCGGTCGCGTATCTTGATATGTCGTAGCCGCGGACTACCCCACCTTGCGGTCCAATGCCCATGCCGCCATCGGAAAGACCGCCAGCCAGTCCGCGAGATGCCGATGCCATGCGTCGCGTTGTCGCCGTGCGCGGCTCCGGGGCGGGGCCGAAGATCTGCTCGGCCAGGGCGTCGATTTGGGATGCCTTGAAGGTGGGGGGGGGCTGGGGTGACGTGGGTGAGGCTTGCGGAGCCTGGAAGACTGGTGAGGCTTGCGATGGAATGAATGGCTGTTCTGTCGTGCCCATTGAATCCTCCTGGACCATCGGCGCGGCGTCGGGGATGGTGGGGCTGACCGGTGCTGCCGGTGCTTCAGGTAATGCGGTATCAATGGGCGTTGCGGTAGTCGCTGGCTGTGTTGCGGCGGTCGCGGGAGGGCCGAGAAGCTCAGCCGCCATTTCATCGATGATGCGTCCATCGTAGGCCATGGGTGGGTGATCCTTTCCTTTCGAGGGAGAACCAAATGCGAATGCTTCATGGGTGCCGCTATTGTCTCATTCCGCCGGCTAATCCGCCACCAATATTTCCTCCTCCCTGCTGATACTCAGGCAGCGCAGTATTATCGCTCTCCCACATGAAAATAGGCGGGATCTTTCCCACCTTCATCCCCATGGCCAGCACCTCGGCCGCAAGCGCCGGATCTTCGTTCGCCAGGGCAAAAGCCTCGAAAATGGCTTTGTCCTTCCTTGCCCCCATGGATCGCTCTCCGCTCACCACTTGCTGCACGTCCTCGGCCCTGTCTCTCACGGGGAGCTCGTGCCAGAGAACCGGCGTTCCCCTTCCAGGGATTACCTGATCGCCCCACTTGTCGGTTATCAGACGCTGCTGGGAGGGAGTTTGCTGCTGAGACTGCTGGGGAGAAGCTTGCTGCTGCGATGATATTGATGCCTGAGGGATTGGCCTTCGGATCGTGTTGGATTGAACCTGTGACGGCATTGGCTGCCTTACGATATTTGACTGAACAGGCGAAGGCATGGGCTGTCTGATCATGTTGGACTGAATATTCTCAGCCTGAGGGATTGGCTGTCGAATGGTATTGGATTGAAGACCGCCTCCGCCACCACCGTTGCCCCCGCCGCCTTGCCACCGCGATATCTCGCCCGGCCTTTCCATTTCATATCTCGCCTGCTCCCCGGAGGACATTCCCTGCCATGCTTCGGGGGCATACTGGGACATCATGAGCCCCGATGCCGCACCTTCGCCCCATACCGGCCTTCTCGACACATTTCCGTTGACGCCGCCACCACCCACATCGCTGCCTTCCCCTTCCGATCCTTGAAAGAGAAACCGATTAGCTCGCTCAGAAAGCATGGGAAGCGATGCGTTTGGACTTGTGCCCGCCGCACCAATTTCCGTTCCCGTGGAAAGGGGTTGCTGTTGAGCCTGGGGCTCTCCTGCATAGGCCGCGCTCGGTGAAAGCGCCGAAAGGATCGTATCGGAAAGCCCGCGATTTTGCACTTGCTGCTGTCCGGGCTGTTGCTGTTCTGGCTGTCCCTGGGGACGAGGTATGGGTTTCCTGATCATGTTCTGACTCGGGATGGTCGTCTCGATCTGGTCAAGCTCTTGGATGGTGCGTTGCTTTGAAGGGGATAGGCCTCCTCCCTTCGAGGGTAACGCTTCACCCGGAGCGCCCCCTACTCCACCGCCAGTCGCCCCACCGCCGCCTCCACCCTGCGATAGTTTCTGAGATATGGCCTCTGCCGCCTTCTTGATCTCTGCTTCGGACTTGTTGGGATACTTCGTCCTGATCTGATCATAAACCGATTGAGGATCTCCATGGACTGCTTGACCTTCCTGCCCAGCACTCCCCACCCCACCTTCACCGCCACCACCAGCACCGCCAGCACCCCACAAGGAAGACTTTCTGAGCTTGTCGGCATAAGCCTTCAGCCCATCAACCTTCTTCTGTGCCGACTCGGTATCGAAAGAATTCTGGAAGATGTTCCCGGCCGCCGCCAGCACCGCGCGCTGATATGCGGCATCATCCCCCCGGCTCACGGAGTGCATGATCATGTTGGCCTGAACGGGATCGACCCCGAGGGACTCTACATACATCATGGTGTTCTTCTCTTCGGGGGTCGGGGTAAGCCTGGCCTTTTGAACATCGATGCTTCCCTGATGCGTTGCCTCGTCAAGCTTGTACCCGTGCCCGACATCCAACTCCTCGAGCTTATTGGCCCGCTCAATCCCCATCTTCCGAACGTCCCATGCCCTGTCCTTCATCCACTGAGCTTCCTTGGCCCTGCTCTGCCGGCTTGCCTCTATCCATCCCATGAAGTTCTTGGGATTAGCCAGGGCAATGGGGACTTCCAACATCTCGTTGATGCTGCCGAACTCCTGTGCATTCCCGGCATCATCGGTAAGGGTGAACGCCTTCACTCCAGTTCTCGGATCAACCTTGACGCCGCCCTTGTACTTCCTTCCGTCGGGTACATACCCGTCATAGCTCAGCATGTCGGCCACGACTTGGGGGTCCTGCGTCGCCACGGCCCGCTTTGCCACGGGAAGGAAATCACGCATGAAGGCGTTGTAGTTCTTCTGCTCCTCGAGCCCTTCCATCTTGAGCCCGCGCTCGGCATTCACTAGCGGCTCATTTGCTTTCTGCTGGTCGATCTCGCTTTGCAGTCCCTGGTTTACGAGGCCCGCCCGCTGCTGGCCAAGCTCCTGCGTTTGTGCGTCCTGGTAGCCTTTATACATCAAGCTCGGAGCCGTACCGGATACGATGCCTCCCCATCCAGCCATGGACTTTCTCCTTATTGCGATTCACGGTTATTGTGAGTGGTCATTTTATTTTATGGTTCAATAATTAGGGTAAAAATGAAATAGCATTGCTCGATTCAGTTCCTACCCCTGCCGCAAAACAATCTCCCCGGAAAGCGGAGCACCACTCCCCATCAAGGACTTCCCCCCGGAAAGCTCAACCAGCTTTCTCAGCAATTCCGAAATCTCCCCGGCCTGAATCATATCCATGGGAGGATCTTCATGATTAGCCGTTCTGCAGGGCACGTTTTTGGGGAATCCGCCTTGAAGGGGAGGGGCTTGCCTGTTTCCTGCGCCATAACCGCCTTCGCCATATCCTTCACCGTCGGCACTCATGAGGCCCCTGCCCCTTCCAGGAATACCGCCACCGCCCATCATTCCGCCGCCATCCATTATTCCGCCGCCGCCCCCGCCCCCGCCCTGCCACCGCCCCATCTGCTCCATGGTCGCAGGATTTGGAACGATCATCCCGTCAGCGGGCGCAACGAACTCTTCCGGCCCGGCTTCACCGACAATATACCGCTCTCCTTCCCGAACCGGCCCGCCGTATTCCTTGAACAGCCCTGAAATGTTATTCCACATTCCCTGAAGCGACCCGCTCCCGCTCCCCGTGAGCTGATTCAATCCCTGCCCGAGCCCGTACATGCTCTGCGCTCCGTATTCGGCCGCCGTATTTCCGAGGCTCGCGTACTGGCTCGCGGCATTTCCGGCGCCGGCCAGTGCCTGACCCTGGGTTGTCGTAGCCATGTTTGCAAATCCCGAGCTTGGTGAAGGATAGGCCAGCCCGCGCTTGATCCCGGCTGCCTGAATGCGCCTCCCCCAACTCACCTCATCCGCCTTGTCCCGAGCCGTCGTTCTTGCCCCGGCGGTCATGGCTGATTGCGCGAGATCCTGCTGTCTCTGAGCGTCGGCAAACCTCCCGGAATTCGGGTTGATGCCATACCGGCCAAGGGCGCGCTCGGATTGCTCCCGGGTGTTGTCGAAGCCCTGTGCAACATCGGCAGCGGCCTGGCCCATGAGCGTGTCATACTTCGGTTCTTCCTGCGCCTGCACCATGATCTTGTGCTCCAGCGGGAGCTGGTCGCGCATGTATGCCCTGGCCACCTGCTTTTGCATGGGGAGGTAGGTATTCAAGTAGTCCTTCGAGAGCTGCCTTTGAATGGGAAGCTCGAATTTCTTCCAGTATTCCCACTGTTCTCCGGACTGCCCCATCATTTGCATAATCAGGGCGGCCTGAGCTTCGGTAAGCTCCTGCGACGCCCCGTACATATCCTCGGCCATTCCCATGGCCTTCTTGCCGTTGAGATAGCTGAAAACCGAGCTTCCTATGGTTGCCGCGCCACTTAGTGCTCCACCCCAGTCCATGAGCTTTCTCCCTTTTCATTCAAATGATGAGTAAGTCCGGTCAAGAATTGTTACCAGAAGGCTTTCTTACCAAGTAGATCCTCCATCACCCTCGTCACCGGCTCCCTGGCTGTTTCCAGCGCCTATGCTTCCCTCTCCGAATCCACCCATGTCTCCAGCACTATAGCCCCCGCCGAAAGTCCCTCCGTAGTCAGCGGAACTGTACCCGCCTAGATCACCAATGCCACCATATCCACTCAATCCGGCAACGCCAGCAACGCCGCCAAACGCATCCCCGAGCCCGTACCCACCAAGGTCCTCGCCAGAGATCGCTGGATCGAAACCAAATCCCATCTTATCGGCAAGCGTCCCGACCATTCCAAGTATCCCAGAAAGAGGGGTGCCTCCGAACACGCCGAAGCCCATTGGAGCCATTGCAGCCATCGTGCTCGGCTTATCGACGTCCGTTTTGTCTTTTGGACCCTGCTGCGAATATGCAGCGGCCTGGGATAATGCGCCAGTGAGCCCCGCATTGATACCATAGCCAAGGGCGCTTTGAAGTCCTGAATGAATGTCGCCAATAACCCCGCCATAATCTTCCGCGCTATGATGTCCTGGAATCCCGGCATCAAGGTCCCCGGCAAGATCTCCGGTTGCGCCTGGCCCGGAAAGTCCTCCGCCAACATTGGCATTAAAGGACAAGGGATCTATTTGGGTTTGACTTTGGGAAGCCACGCCGCCGGCAGTGCCAGCTTCACCACCACTCCCGAGGCCCCCTCCTCCCCACCGAGAAGCAGACCGATTCTGCACCAGTCCAATCCCGCCAGTCCTTCCACCGCCGCCACCCGCCGCACCACCCTGCCCGGTGAGACCGCCCATAAGCCCCGGCATTGGGGGAACCTCGCTCGTGTACCGATTCATGAAATCAGCTTGGAGATTCGGAATCGTAGTCGCCATGAAGGGGAATCCTTTCTTTTTTTATCGGCATTCCGTTTATCGGCATTCCGTTTATCGGCATTCCGTTTATCGGCATTCCGTTTATCGGCATTCCGTTTATCGGCATTCCGTTTTATTTAGAGTCCGCGGTCTTCATCCCGAATCCGTCAACCTGAATCGTAAACCCAACATCAAGAAGCACGGCATCGCTCCCATAGGTGTCATCACCATCCACGGAATCCCTGAAAACTCTGAAAACTATCTTGGACCTGACCAGCATGCCGCTCCCGGAAACAGCGGCGAATGCGGCCCGCTCTGGCTGCCATGCTGTTCCTGATGATGTTGAAACGACATCAACGGTCGTCGGAGCCGCGAAAGCCTCTCCGTCATTCTGCCAGGAATACTCGAGCTGCCATTTAACATCCCCGGCCCCGGCAACCGCGGGCATCCAGGAAACGAACGGGACGACGTCCGACCCTTCCAAGTATTTTCCTGGAAGGAGGATTTCTCCGTGCTTCTCCTCGAGCGCGCCGGCCCCGTCGAAGCCGACCCCTATGCAATTCCCAGCCGCGAACACCGGAATGAGCCCTGGCCCTACCGCAGGAGCTATCGGATCGGAAAGAGAAAGGCCGGACACGGAAATGTCCTCGAAGGAAACGGCGCCATCGGAGAGCTCCACGTTTCCTTCCTCGCCAATCATCACCCCTGGGATCACGTCAACGGCCCCGCTTTCCCTGCTTACAAAGAGGATTTTGCCGGCGTTCTCGGTCCCGGTTTCAAACCCAACATCCTCTAAATCCAAGATCCTCATCTCGGACAATCTCTTGTCCGTGGATTCCTTGGTGTAATACGTTTCTTCGTGGCCGTGATCGGTTTCAGCTTTTCCGGACAGCGCCTGGTTGACGGATTCAAGCGATTCAACAAACTCGGCATAGCTCTGGTACTTTTCACCGGAATCGGAGGCGCGATCTCCAAACAGGATCTCGGCCCTCTCCTTCAAGGCCGTGAGGATGCGGCGAACGTCTGGATCTATGTTGAGCGGGATGTTCCCGATTGATTTTATCTTGGTGATTTTTGCCATGATTTCCTACTTTCCGATTTCCTACCCTCCGACCCCCCCCCTACCCTCCAACATGAACAAGCTCTTCAATGCTGGTGGCAAGCCGCACCTCCTCGACATCGATATCGCTTACAATGCTGATCTTCCCTTTCCTCCCCCGGTACTTTCCGGGAAGACGGAAGGGCGTGTTCGCTGAAACCATTTTCTGATACTTGAGCTTGAGCACACTCCCACCGCGATCTGCCACAAACAGCCTGAAAAGCAACGTTGGGTCATCGGCCATCTCGACCGGAACATCTTTCAGTTTATCGTCGTTCACGGCCACATCATTCATATCAAAAGCGTCTATGGACCCGCCCACCCCCTCATCGCTATCCATGAGCGCCTCATTCGCGGCGATAACGGCATCCCGGTACGCATCATAAGCGGCCCGCTTCGCCGCCGGAACCGGATCTCCGTAGTCGGCAACCACCTTCGCGGCCCCGAAGTTTACGAGCCCCGGAAATTCATGGACCTTGCTCGTCCAGGTGCAGAGCATGTTTTGCGTCTCGTGGCCGTCGAGCTTCCGGATCACATAATTCCCCGAGATCTTCTGAACCACGTAAAGAAGACCTTCTTCATGGCTCAAGTATCCTGCAAGGGAATGATCGAGACGAATGAGCGTTCCCTCAGAGATTCCACCTCCAATAAGGAAACCTTCCCCGCTGTCTCCGCTGTCTCCGCTGCCAAGCCCGCCGGTCCCGCTCTGTATCATGTCAATATACACGGATTTTATCAGGCTCGACCCGATGGCGCGCATCCCTATCCCGTGGCTTCCAATCGAGCCGACGATCTCCCCTTCACCAAAATAGATCTCAACATTATCCGCGCGCCTGGCTTCCTGGTCTGCCATGAAATTCAGATCGAAATCATAATCATGGTATGCCACATAGTTCTGATTCAAAAAGAACGAGAGCATGGTCTCGGGCTGCATCATGCGCCACTCGCGCTCTCTGAAAATATCGTTCGTTGCAACCCTTGCTCCCCCGGGCCCCACCACCAGAACCCCATCGACCGTGGGGAAAAATACCCCGCTTTCCGTTGTCACCATCCCGCGCTTCGAAAGGCACGGCTTCTGAATGGAGTTGTCATCAAAAGCCATGGATGCAGGATCGAGACCGGTGTAGAGCAGGGTCTCCTTGTCGGTTCCGATCACGATGGTATTTCCCGATGACCCGATTGCGATAATGGATGAATTGACCGTCTCCCGGTATCCGGACGGCCAGGCATAGCACTTGTACGGAACGCACAGACACAGCTCGTTCGAGTTTTCTCCCTGCCTGAATCCGGCCATGCCTCCGCCTGGAAGGGGGATGATGCCTATCAAGTCTTCGGGCGGAGGAAGGTAAGTGGACGTGGCGAGGACCTCCCCGAGGTCGGCCGACAAAATCACGTCCCTGTATGTGGTGTCAGCGACGTCGATTTCATCAACAAACTGATAGGCCGCCGCCGATGATCCCGTGTTTACCCGGTAGATCCTTCGCTTCGTTATGTGATGCTCGGCGCTCAGCGCAACGGATTCCCCGGCATCATTCTCGTAGGTGTCAACGAACCCCGAAACGTCAACATACCGCTGCCACCCGGCTTCGATGTCGTCGTCTTCCAGGTTGTTGGGGTCCGGGTCGGACTCAGCCAGGCGGATAATGATGGAGGTCCCGGTCCATGCCCACTCGCCGACACGAAGCTCGCCGGCGACTCCATTTCGAAGATAAGCCGCCCCCTTCACGGAAACGGATGATGGAATGAGATCGAGAGACCCGACAAACCGCCACTCATCAGTACCGCCGGCGGCGACCGCCCATAACCCCGTGGTGGCATTCAGGCTTTCTTTTCTGTCCGTTCCGGCCCAATGATCGATTATCCTTGAAGGAGGGGATTCCGCCCCTTCCTCGCCCCAACTGTTGACGTTGGTGTAGACGTAGGCGATGGATTGCTGCTCATCGGTGACGCGCTCTATTTTCTCGGGCTCTCCTCCAAGGCATATGGCGTGATATCCGACGGCCGACATGCCAATCCCGCCCTTGACGGAATTCTTGTCTATCTTGTAGAGCATCTCCCGCTCGATGATGGGGGCCTTGTCCGGGCGCGGAACTCCAAGCCGGTAGGATGTGAGGCTTGTTGATGCCGCGGTGTGCCCCGTGATCATGGTGGAATCGAAAACGCGGGGAACATCCATCCCGGTGACGTAGGTTCTGTCGTCCACATCGGCTAACGGGCTCTTCACTACGTTCACGTCGGATGTCCAGTAGAGCCAGTACGGAATGGAGCCGAATTTGTAAATGGAGAGCGGGGGAGAAGCAAGGGCGCCAAGGTTCAGGATATCGACATAGCTCCGGAGCGGCATGATCTTCCCGGAGTAAAGCTTGCAGTTCTTCGCGTAGGTCGCCTGATTGTTGGCAAGGTCTTTCGGGGAGAGGCGCGGGACCTCGCCCGAGAATCCCTTGAACACGAGAGTTGCCATGAAGGTGGGTGCTCCTTCCTTCCAAGAATTGATCCAGTCAAGAATTGATCCAGTCAAGAATTGATCGATCAAGGATTTATTGCGCTGAACTACCTCTTGCCTCGAGCTACTTCTTGATCACCCGAACATAGATGGTGAATGTCCCAAGGGTAATGGGCGCCCCGGTGTCGTTTCGAAGGATGTAATGAGCGATATTGGCCGATTCTATGTAGCAGCTCGGCTTCATGCCCTGAAGATCGACGCTTGCCGATGCGATCACGAAATCACCAAGCTCTGCCTCTGCTACCGGGACATCGACCCCGAGCTCCGCACCGCTTGCAATGGCACCAGGCGTCCAAGGCTTCGTTTCCACCTCAAGGCCCTGCGGAATCGTGTCGAGGTCGGAAGCCGTGAGCCTGCCCTCGATCAACACGCCGGCTGCCCATGCCCTGGCTTCCGTGCCTTGCTGGCCCCTGGAAACCGTAAAGGTGTTGCTCGTCCTTGCGGTGCATTTCATGATCTCCCTGTTTCCGTCCTCGTCTTCCAGGGTGATCCACATAATCTCGCCCGAACCTATGGCATAGAACTTATTCGCATCCCCGGACTGGCATTGAAGGCTTGCCGCCGATCTCGTTATGGCGTTCAGAAGGGTGGATACCGCAAAGTTTTTGAATCGTGTCTTTGGCATTGGATGTCCTTTGCTTTGAAGGGAGGGGCAGTAGTGGTTGTGGTGATGGTGTTGATGGTGAAATTAAAAATGATGGATCATGGTTTTCGTTACCACCGCATCATCTTGGCCTGCCTGGATCGCTTGACATGGCCCACATCGACGGTATGTCTCGCCATGGCTACCCCGTCTTGAAAGATCGTTTCGTAGTACACGGCAAGCTTGATGTCGCTCCAGTCTGCCTTTGGGATTTTCATGAGGCGTGAGATGGCTCCTGCTGCGATGGTTTCTAGCCAGTCATTGTAAACGACGTCTCCAACCGCCGTGGCAACAGCCGACGGCTTGAGTGCGGCCTCAACCTCGATAATGTCTGCCGTCGCTTCGTCGGGAGGAACATAAAGCCTGATGGTTCCTTGAGTCTCGACAAGGTATTGCGTGGGTGTCCCGCTCTCCGCTGATTCCCAGTTCGGAAGGAGATGATCGAGGACCTCTCTAGCCGCGGCATCTATGTCGTTCCCGTCATACCTTACCTTCGTTGGAACCACGACCTCCGTTCCGGCATCCACGAGAAGCGTGTACGTCGGCTGATCCACGACCGAGGTGAGGGGGCCGAGCCAGTCACGCCATATCGTTGACATGCGGCAAAACTCACGACATGCGTTCCTTATGGCATTTAGAGCTATAACCACCGGACACCCAGGGACGTGCGGCAAGACTTCCGGAAGGAAGAGATCGAAGGATACCGACCCTATCGGAGTTACTGATGTTCCCGACCCTGTTCCGCCCATTTATATACTATCCTCCATCTGCACTGGTTCACATCCTCCCATTCTAAGAAACAACCTCGGTATCGGGATTCGGAGCGAAGTTGTACCCGCTCTTCTGCCGCCACACATAGACCGTTCCCGCGTCCAGGTTGAATGTAATTGTCCCGGTTTGGTCGGTTCTTCCGGATGCGACTACGTTGTTCCCGGCCTCGTCCGTTGAAATCCATACATCCACGTCTGCGATGGGAGCCCCGGAAACAGAGTTCGTGATGGTGTACGGCCAGGAGATAGCGCCGGACCCGGAGAGGTTTCCTCCGGTCGCCGCAAGGTTGAGCTTGGCGGCAACTGTCCCGGCTGTCGCACTCACACTCACGGCTGTCGTCAGTAGAGTTTGAGCCGCGAGAGCTACGTCCCCGGTGCCGATTGGCTTGTATGCTTCATCTGCCGCATCCGTGCCGGCGTAGCAATAGCCGACGTATTCCTTAGAGAGGTCATACCCGGCGTAGGTGTAGGCGTACCACCCCGATCCCTTCTCGGTCATCGCCGCCGCGTTCACGACTACGGAGCCGTCGGAGATATCTCGCAGGGTGATTGTTGGAGACAGTCCCTCTAGGGGGACGCCTGAGCTTGTAAAGTATGCTCGGAAATCGTTGTATGCCATAGTAGGTGCTTCCCCTCTCTTCCTCTATTTCTATTTATCCACTGCGCCAGACAGTAAAGCATCCACTGCCTTTCGCTCCCCGCTATCCCGCAAATGCACCGGAGCCCACATGGCCACACCCGCGCACCCAAGCGCCGTCACTCGCCGGATCTGCGCGGCCAGGTGAGGAAGCCAGCCTGTCTCTGTGATCCGGTAATCTTTATGGATGGCCAAGCCTACCAATGTTCTTGACAAGTCCACCTGCGCCCGGTATCGCCTCAAAAACACCTGCATGGTGATGGGATCGCCCTCCTTGATATAGAGTTCAGGGCTCACCCAATCGAACAGGTTATAGAGCAATTTCACGGTCGGGCCGTCCATGGTCGTCAGACAATACCCCACCCAGGCATGTAGCAACATGTGAGGATACCTCTCCCGGTAGGCCATGATTGCCGTCTTGATAGCCGTGCGCTGGGCGGGAGTGTACTTCCCCAAACAGAACTCATCCAGGCTCAGACCGTCCACGGGATGTCCCTCCGTGGCGTCGATCATGGCGGCCAGAAGTGCGCCGTCCGTAGCCAGGAGGGCCGACAATCCTGTGACTGTGTGCAAGATGATTTTTCCCCGGTCTCGGAAGTGCTGCTTCTGCTCGGCTGTCGCGTGAGCGATGCGAGAGCAGATAATGTCTGGGGAATCCATCTCAAGCTCGGTGCAATCAGGCGGTAACATCCAGTGCGTCACCGGCCATGAATAGCTGATAATTGGCATTCGGTATCCTTCCTTAGAACATAATGACCGGGTTCAAGAATCGGTATGTGATCTCCAGTTTGGGGCGATTCTCGGCGGTGGCGTGATCGGAAGAGCAGAAGCCATACATGTCGTCGTTTTCTGTATCCATTTTTAACATTAGCCCATTGATAAGCCCTAGATCAACTCTACTGTTGATTGACAACGGAATTGTGATCCACGACCCCACCCCTTCGGTGGCCGACAATGCGACGCTCCCAATATCGGTTTGCTCACAGTCGTTAGCATGAAACCCGCCAGCAGTAGACCAATTATTGGCAGTTTTCCAGATGTTCCAAGTGGCTTCCGATTCGACCCATAAGCGGAGCAGACGGAAAACTCTCATAGTTCGTGCATTAGAAGAAATGTCTTCCAGAACATTTAAACTTAAACCAACAGACGTTATCCTAATACTACCAGGAAGCGATGTAGCACTGAACCGTAGAAGTGCCCTATTTACGGACGCCACCGCATTAGATTCTCCGGCCCTTAGAGTGGTCAATGTGCTGTAGTTGGATGTGGCTGAATCACTCCTTAGATACGTGTCCTCTCCCGCCGCCCCGTCCGGTTGCAACGTCAACGTAGGATCTACTACCGGCATCGACATCCCCGTCAAATCGGGAAGCGTGAACAGGATGTACGTCTGCCCATTCACGCCCACGAATTGAGAGCTTATATCCCTCACGTCCGTTGGATTGGCAGCGTCATAGGCCACGGGCTTCCTGAGCACCATGACGACTTTCTCGCCATCGAGGATCTGGTTCCCCGAACGGGTGAGCCCCTGGATACCAACCGGGAAGGCGAACTTCCCACCTGGGGGCACGTAGCCCCCTTTCAACTCAATGTCGAGCTTGAGATAGTGGCCGGCGTGAACAATGCTCATATCGGCTTCGGGGCGGGTCCAAGTGATCCTGTTTGCGCTTCGCTGTGCTCCGGACCACGGGACCTTTACCCAATTCGCGGCTGGCTTCACATAGGGACACCCAATCTCGATGTATTTGCCGGACTCCCGAGTAGGATGAATCCTCCGCATTCCGTCATCGCCAACGGTCGTCATGAGCCTTGACTTCGTAATGGCGTGGGGTCGGGAGCCGTCGCCAGAGTCTGTCCAGTCCGTCTCGATTCGGTTCCACTTTCCGGCTTCCTCGTAGCCTATCGGGGCGGAGTGGATCGTCATCTTGCGGAGTCCGCCTCCAAGATTCTCGGTCTCGGCGAATTCGCTCACCACGTCAGTAGCGTGAACCGGCAGAAAAGCAATAAGCAGCACCCAAAATACGATTCCGCAAATCGTGCTCACCATATTGTAATTGCGCTTGGTGGATTGAAATAACACCCAAAGAACTATTCCAATGAATGTAATCAAGAATCCGGTCATCGTCTCTCCTTAAGGTGATCTGAATCCGAGAGTCACGGCTCCGCCTTTGGTTCCGGTGCCTGCTTCCGTGACGCACGAAGCCTTGATTGTGTCTCCGGTTGAAACAGTAGCGGCCCCGGCTACGGCAGAGATAACAGCAGGCGTCGCGGCATCCTTCGAGTCATACTCGGTCGCATCGATAGTGAGATTTGTGGAAAGCATCTGAACCGCTGCGTCCCGCGTAGCTGCCGCTGAAAGTCGGAATTTCTCAACTTTGAAAGTAGGGTTGTTCACGCTGCTTACGGTTCCAACTTGAACCGCATCCGACACCAAAACCATGCCGTTCATCTCGGCAGGAACTCGGAACATTCCGCTCGTATCACCGACAGCGAGAGCGGCGTCATCGGCTGTCACAAGAAGGTGGACCATGCGCGTCCCGATGTTTGATCCGGCCAAAGCGTCAGGGGTTACGGCGGTTGTCGTGCTGGTTCCTGTGTTGACGTCATTCACGGACGCCGCAGATAGCGAAGCCGGCGTGTCAAACGTCGGAGCGACCGCTGCACCATTACTCCGCAGATAGGTTCCGTCAACGCCGAGTGCCAGTTCAGTCGTATCTCCGCTCCCGTTGGAATAGAACACTCGCCAAGCGGTTTGATTGTCGAAGTCCGTAAGGTTCGTGTAACCCAGCGGAACACCCATGAATCGAATCCCACCGGCCCCCGTTGCCGCCTGCATGAATTCAAGGGCGAGATACTGACTTGCGGCAATACTTGAAGGAGCCCCGACCCTATATGCCGTCCCATAGGTGATGGTTCGAGGAGTAGCATCGGCATAGAGAACCACAATAAATCTGGTTCCCACTAGCCCGTTCGTCGGATTGGACAACTCTATGTTACCGGTTAGCTCATCAACCTGCACCACGCCCCCGAGAGAAAGATCAATTGACCGTGGCGTTGCGTAGGCCAATGATTGAGAGGTATTGTCCTCACCCTCCAGAACAAACACGGGAGCATGGTAGGCAACAGCCCCCGCCGTGATATTGGCGTCGAGGGCCGGGTACACCGAGCACGCCAGCGTGTCATAGTTGCACGTCCCAATGGTAGCCGTATGCGTTGAGGCGTCATCCATCGTAAGGTCCACGACCATGCCGGGGAATGCATCCGTTGCGTCATCAAGCACAAGCGATGTGGCTCCGTTCGTTCCGGTCGCCGTGGTCCAGCCTGCGTTGAGCGTCCCGAGTGTCCCCGACTCCTTCACGACCCAATAAAAGGCAGGATTGACGGTCCACATCACCCGGCTTCCCTGAGTCCATGTCCCGTATGCCGTGTTGGGAGCGTTGGCCGCCGACTTCCAGGACTGACCGTTGTATCGCACGGCGTGGTTCATGCCCACTGTGGTATGGGCGGTGGGAGCTATCCCGTGAGGCCAAGCATTTGAGTCATCGTATTCTATTCCGCGAATGTACTTTGGACTTGCGGTGCTTACTATACGAAATGCGTTGAGGGCTCCGGGAGCCGATCCGGATGCCGGATAACTATTCGTCCATCCATTCCCGGTCATCGTTAAACCAGAAACACCATCCCTCACCTCGACGCCAAGAGCGTTCCAAAATTTCACACCAGAAACCACGATCCCGGTAGACCAGTCTCGGATGTCCTCAAGATTGCCAACCGAATCTCCCATCACGATGATTGAGCGACCGTTGGTGTAATTCTCAATATCCCCGCCACTAATTGTCACCCCAGACGATGCCGTGATGAGGAATCCAGGGGAAGCCCCGCCGCCTTCAACGTTCGCACCAAGAAAACTAACGCCCTTAGACTTGTAGAGCGAGAAGCCCCACCCCTCGAGCGGAGTGGCCGTGTAGTAGCATCCATAGGCATTGGAGTCAGAAATAACCCAATTATTGGAGTTATTCCCAAGCGTGAAACCGCGTTTACAGTACACGGCCCTGCAATTGATTACCTGGTTGAAAATAGAACTGTGAACCACTGCACCGTCAACATTCGCGTCCAAGTTCATACCTTCAGTGAACTCACGAAAATACAGATTCTCAAATTTGCTATTGAGGCAATGTTTCAACTGGATGGCTGTGGCTGGATGCCAAGAGACGCCGGCAACATAAGCGATGGTATTCTTAAACTGGAAATTCCTAAACTCATAACTCCGGCCCTCGTTGCCGGTGTCGTCATCCTTGAAGAGGTAAGTAGCCGAGTCGTTGTGCAATGTAATGAACGTGGTTCTCCACGCTTCACCTTCAAAGATTATGGTCTTCCAGCCACCGCTCAGACTGGCATCAGTCAGGTCAAATCCATCGTCAACCACATAGTTTCCGGCCCGGAATTTGATCTTCGATGCACCGATAAGTGTCGCCCCGGTAGTATTCGACAAGGCCTTGTACGCACAAAAAATGGCGTTTTGGTTGGCTGCGGCGTGAGTATAGGTCGTGGTGTCGTAAGTGGTAATCGCTCCCCACCACTCCGGTCTGACTTCCAAGGCGTATGGCATCAAGACTTCGCCGGGGAGACTACTGAACATCTGCCCGCCATTGTCTTCAAGGACAGAACCGGATGCAAAGGTTAGAGTGTTCGCGGCTGACGTTGTAAGTATTGCACCGGGAAGAACAGTGAACGTCATCCCAGAAGGGATAACCACCGGACCACCAAGCGTCTCAGCTTCGCTCTGCACCAACTTCACATTCGGCGAAAGCCCCAGCGCATCCACGGCTTCCACCAAGGAAACAAACCATCCCGAGTACACGGTGGAGCCATCAGGAAAGGAAACTTCACTCCCTGTAGCGAATCGCTGCTGGTTCGGTGGATGTTCTCCGTCGTTATAAATGGTGAGCAAGAGCCCATTCGTGTCAATGATCGCACCAGGCGCCTGCGAGAAAACCTTCGTTACGGGGATCTCCATGCTGTCGGTAAGAGTGAAACTCTTCCCAGCCAATATTCCGTAGTTGGCATCCGTGGTTGCCGCAGTCAGTTCACCTAACGTTCGAACAATGGTGGTGTTCGGAGTTATCCTGCCAGGGCCGGCCGTCGTGGATGTCTGAGCAAGACAAAAAGAAGGCAACAGAAATGCGGCCACCAGAACAAAGGAAAGGATTCTTGGAGTTGAGCTTTTCATTTTCATCGTCATCATTGCACCTATCTCTGTTTTCATTCCCGTCATCACACCGCTGGCCTTTCTCTACACCACTAGCCCCACACCACTGGTCCTATGCCGCCGGTCTCCGCACTCGAGGGTTCGCCCAGCTATCAGCCTGCATCTTGACGCCAAGCACCTGATACAAATGCTGCAAGTGAAACGCAGCCCGTGCCTGATTCGCAGCGCTGTCTATGTCCATGGAGAATGCCATCCAAAGTACAGCCTCATTCAGCGCAGTCTGATAAATGTCCGGAATCCCGATCTCGCTCGTATCTCCAGTGCAATCAACCGGAGCCGCCGCAACCACAACCTCAGCATAGACAGGGGTTGCGGCATGAACCGGAGGCGTCACATAAAAATGCCTGGGAAACCTTTCATCAAAAACATACTCCCGAATCACAGTGGAAGCAGCCTCGGTGTGCCAGCTCAAAGCGTAACTGTACCTATCGAGCGTCACCTTATCGGTCTTTATGATGGGACGTCCTGGTGTCAAGTCGTCGCTCCCCATGTTCCTGATCACTTCGATGAGTCGAACATCCCCGGTAGGGATGACCTGCTTGGTTCCGGGGGCACATTGCATGCTCTTGGGTGTTGCCGTGGCGTCGGGACGCAGGGAGACGATGAGACGCTGGGACTCATTTAGGTACCGCAGGAGCATGGATTGAGTGTAGCGGGTAGGATCGGACATATCCTCTTGAAGCTCATCAACGATCCTTGACTCCTGGGATATGAAATCGTATGCGGTCAACGCCACGGCAATACTCCTTTGAAGGGTGGAGGGAATACTAAATTGAGATGCTCTTTATTCCTGCGGGTCAACGGGGCCGTCAAGCTCGATGGTTTCCATGGGACCTGCGGCCTCCATAAGAACAAGCTCCTTGAAAATCACATCCATGGTCGTGCTCGGGGGAAACTTCACGTTGAAATTCTCCCGGCCGTACTCGCGGAGCTTTGACATATCGCCTTCGATGGTTTTCAGGTATTCCATGCCTCGTTTGGAAGAGGTGACTTGCTCCGCGAAATCTACATCATCCAGTGCCTGTTGCTCCAAAAGAAAATCACCCTTGGCAAGCATCACTGGAGGTGATTGTTCATCAGTCTCCACGATGACCCCGGAAGAAAGGAGCCCGCCCTTCGAGGATAAAGGAGGTATTACTTCGGGAGGTCCGAGCGCCCCGGCCGGCAAAAGATCCGCGAAGGGGGGGGACATTTCAACGGGCGGGGCAGGCTCGGCAGACTGAGTGACCGGCTGAGTGAGCCCGACCCCGACGGCCGCGGCATTCCTCTTCCTGGCCCTGTCCAGCCGGATCCGCTCATTCGCGGCATTCGCTTCTTCCTGGGTTCCCCAAAACGGCACCATGTCGGTGCGGTACTGCTCAAGCTCAACGGTGTATGCGAAAACTCTCCCCGTGGTTTTCTGCTGCAAAAAGGGTGGCTTGTTTCTCGGTTTCGGCTTCATGGTTGTGCTGTCCTGCCTTTCTCCCGCATTTTACGCTTCGATGTGGGGTGGTAGAAATGGTAATGATGACGGTGAATGTGATGAATGCCTGGAAGAAAAGTGGCCGCATTTAGGTGGGTCCTGCCATCTCCCCTTCCAGGCCAATGCTTCGTCATGTCCTGAAATGCTGAATCTTAATCGCCTTCCTCGTCGTAATACTTGGTGATGTCAATCCAGATATCCACGACTGCCGTATTGTACGTGAGGTTGTCGGGACAGGTGATAGCCATGTAGGCCTCAGCCGCATAAAACTTGCCGCCGGCAGCACCATAAGCCTCCGTGTTCCCGCCCGTGCCTCCCCCGGTGCCGGCCACGCCATTGATAGAGACGCCCTTCAGCCAGCCATCGGCATCGACGGCGGAGCCCACGAGGTCGGAATAGTCTCCAATGTGAATGGTGGACGCTTCTCCTTCCGGGGTCACCACGACGAGGTTTGCGCTATGAACCCGGCTCTTGGCCGGGATGGTCATGAAAACGACAACATCATTTTGCACCGGGGCCGTAACGAGGTCCGCAAAGCTGAATCTCTTGTACGCCACCGAGCGCAGGGAATTGCCGTAGGCAGGGACACTAAAGGAAGTGCCTCCAAGCCCATTCAGGGCGGTTGCTCTCACATCGTAATTGGACATGATTGATATACCTCCTTAAAGGTAGGGGATGGTAGGATGGTGAAAATGATAGAAAATGAAGTATGCCTTGAAGGGAAAGGGCGCGGGTTGCTGTCTCCTCTCCTTCAAGGCATACTGTTCTCGGTCCTGCGATCTCCTTACGTCAACACCGCATTGGCGTACAGGAGCGAAATGGCCTCGGGCCGCACCACTTCGAAGCCGTACACGGCGTAACCGCGCATGAGCTTGCCAAACGTGGTGGGGCTGGGGATGGCCTCGGACTTCTCCACCTGCATGGCGAAAGTGAGCCCCATCTTGTGGCCGGCCATGATGTAGTAGGCCGTGACGCCGGAGCCGTCCGCGACGTAGGGGACATTGTTGGTTTTGTATGCTGTGAAGCGGTCGATGCGCCCGATTCTTCCCCCGTTGCGGAGGGTGGACATCGCATCACCGGTAAGGGAAGCGTCCTTTATGTCGCTCCTCTTGATCATGTTCTCGAAAATTGGCGGAAGAAGAATCCACCACCCGCCGTCTTCCGGGATGTTCTGCTCATCAAGCACCGTTCCGAGGTGGACGATGTAGTCGATGATGTTGGTCTTGTCGATGGCGATTGGAGCCCCACTCGTTCCCAGGTTGAACGCGCCGCTCTTGGTGCCGGCCGTCGTGCCCTGGTTGTCCGCGTGGATGTCGGCATACATGGCACCGAACACCTGAGTTTCAATCGCCCGCTTCTTGTTTTCGACCGCCACCACCGACCAGCGGTCGATGATGTTGATGTCGCTCTGGGCCTTGTCGAAATCGTGGACCAAGAAGTTCCAGCCCTTGGCCCGGTCGATGGTCAGGGTTTCCGTGTCGGTATCCGGCTTCTGAACGGGGAGCTCGGCGCCGGGCACGGTGTCGAAGATGTTGATGTCGGGGTCTTTCCTGATGATGACCTGGCTGCCAAAGCCGGTGATCTCGCCTTGATAATCTGTGTTCGAGATAAAGGGAAGACAAAGTGCATCATACAGCCTGACCAGCACTTTCTGACTGAACAGATAGGGGATGAAAGTCCCCTGATAATTGGGATGTCCCGCTGCGGGAATGAAAGCCATGAGAGTATCTCCTTCTTGGGAAATTGCAAGATTATGTAGAAGGTCAGCGGCTCATCCTCTCGGGTTTCTGGATAAAGTTGAATCGGCCTTGAAGGGGATGGAACTGGAAGGCGGCGTGTGCCTGGCTGATCTTTGTGAGAAGGCTACATTGCCAGCTCGCATTCTCCGCCCAGCACCCACTGCGCCGCCTCACACTCCCCTATATCCCCTGCACAAACCGAGCTTCTCCGGATTGGAGGCGCATGTCTGGTAGCTGCCCCGCAACCCTTCCTTCGAGGACGGCGTTGGCCATGTCTTTTTCCATGGCCGCCCAGGTAGGATCTTGCAGCAATCTCGGGTTTTTGGTCATCCTGGTGTTGTGGTCCGTGATTTCCTGAATCGTGTAAATCCTCTTCTGTTGAGGGGCCTGCGGGGGGTTCCCGGCCATTGGCGACGGTTCAACCATGTACTCCAGGGGGTTGTGAAGCTGGCCCTGCTGATAATTTTGGCCTTGCTGCTGCCCCCCGTGATTCCCTTGCTGGAGCTGCTGTCCCTGCTGGACCTGCTGGTTGACCTGGGGCCCTATGTAGATGGGCTGCCCAAATTCATCGAACTGCATGAATGTCTGCTGTTGAGACTGAGGATTCCCTTGCTGACCCTGCTGCACGATCTGCTGCTGCTGACCACTGTTTCCTTGTTGACCTTGCTGGACCTGCTGCTGGTTCTGCTGGCCCTGCTGCTGACCCTGCCCTTGCTGCCATGATCCATCGGGCGGCTGTTGATTGTTGTGGGGCTGCTGGCTTCCAGGATTCTGCACATTTCCTTGCTGCTGCCCATTCTGCCGCTGCCCCTGGTTTGATAAAAAGTCCGACTTGAAGGCGTTGTAGCACTCCGCGACGGCCACGGCGTCACCAGCCCCCCATGCCTCTTCGGCATCCTGCCGGTATGTTCTGACCGACATGGGTTTCCGTTGATCCAGCCAGTTGTGAAAATCGGGCATGTTGTCGATCTGCTGCCATTCGGGACAAATCCTTCCAAGCTCGGCATGAAAAGCTCGCTGGGCATTGCCGGCACGCTCGGCGTTGACCTGCTCCACATTGGTCACAACCTTTCGCATTCCCTCGGTTGTCGCCGCGAGTTGCTGTTGCAGGTTCGCTATGACACCTTCCTGGGACTGCATGTGCTGAACCATCTGCGGCATGATCCTGATCATGGGGGCGAGATCATCCGGGTAAGTGGCCGCGAGAGTTTCGAAGTCCACTCCGGATAGGTCTATCGGGAATCCCCCGTTTGCACCGGATGCGCCTTGCTGTGTTGCCTGCCCTGCCTTGCCTTGCTGGCCTTGCTGGTTGAATTGTCCCTGCTGGCCCTGACTTCCTTGCCCTGTCTGGCTGGCCTGCACTGCTCCGCCTTGCCCTGCCTGCATCGCCTGTTCAAGCTGCACCATACGCTGCTCGAGTGTAGAAGCCTTGGCCTCGAAGGTGGAAGCCCTCTGCTCGGTCTCGCGGAGCTGGTGTTGCAGCCGCGGGACCTCTGCGTTGTACTTTCCCTGGAGGACCTGGAACTTCTGCTCTGCCGTGCGGTACATGCTTTCCCATTTCCGGTCTTCAGTCGTGATCTGCTGCTGTGTCTGCTGCTGCGGAGCAAGCTGACCCGGTTGAGGCTGATCCTGCTGAGCCTGGAAGGGAAGGGACTGTTGCTGTTGGGGCTGCTGTGCGGGCTGGCCTGGCTGCTGCTGCCCTTGCTGACCGGGTTGCGCTGGTTGTGGCGCCGTGGCACCGCCGCCTTCTCCGCCTTGAGCGCCCATGGGAGCCGTGTTCGCCTGGCCCGGGGGCGATCCCTCGCCGGGCGTCTGCTGCGGTATTCCCAAAGCGTGTTCAATGGCATCGATTTGCTGCTGTGCCTGTTTCACTACGTCGTTCAAGCCGGACATACTTTCTCCTTTTGAGAGCCTTGAAGGGTGGGGCGGGGAGCAAGGCCGCGCGCTAAGGGTGTTCACCGTGGCGTGGATGATCCACAACCAACATGGCGAGCCCGGAACCGCGAGCCTGTCCCACTCCCTCCCTTCGAGGTATTCTCTGGTTGTGCCTGGCGGAGCCGAGAAGGGATGGATCTAAGCCACTTCCTCCACGGTGTTCCGCTCAAGGCAATGCGTTGAGGTGTGTGGTGGTTGATGTGAATGATGGTGCTGATTGTAATGTGATGGTTGATGATTATTTGGAGCCTAGACAGCGCCGATAGTCGCCACCGACGTGTTGCCACGGCTCCCGTGGATGGAAGTGAAGATATGAAAAAAAGTAGATCGCGCGGCCAGGCCCATGCGGGAGTATGGGCTCTTCGGGGATCTCTCCCTAGACCGCGCGATCATTGTATTATCAGTACGCAATCAGCGCAAGGCCAACCTTTGCTTAATTATCCCCTAAATTTATCCAAGTAACCGTGATGGTCCCATTGGCGGTCAAAGAGTCTGCCGCACCGGTCGTGATGTCGGCATCATCCACTTCCACGTTTAGATACAGATCGATGGCCGTTGTGTGACCGTCGTGATAAACCTGCTCGGTGACGGTGCTTTGGAAATCAGCGGCAGCAACACTTGCTACCGCCTGAGTGGTTGCCACCGTGGGGACCCAGTCGTCTTCCGTGGTCGGATTATGCAGGGTAGGGGTAGCCTCTGCTGCCGTAGTGCCGAGCGAGATATCGCCGTCAAAAGCAGCGTCTATCGTTCCTGACGCCTCGGTCAGAGTGAGGTCGGCCACGACACCCATGGCGAGCAATCTGCCCTCGGGGAAGTCGTAGATTTTCAGCCCGCCGTAAGCAGCGGCCCCGCCCGGATCGGTGATTGCAATGGTTGCATTGGTCAACGTGAAGACGGTTTGGCATATCGCCCCAACACATCTTTCCGCAGCCACGACACCGGCACCGGCTCCAGCTTCTACGCCGGGTGTACCAGCTATAATCACATCATCAAGAGCTGAACCGATGGTGATGGTGTCCTTTACCGAATTGTCCGTTCCGATGTTGTAAGTGGCTCCCAAGGTTCCGTTTACAGCAAAGATGCCCCCTGCGCTCTCCATGGATACCGTAAGATCGTCGGCAACCGCGAAGTCCATATCATCGGCTGTATCGAGGGTAATGTCCTCGCCTTCGATATCCACATCATCCAGGGCCGAACCTATGTCTATATCGTCAGCAACCGAATTGTCCGTTCCTATGCTATAAACTGCCCCAAGGGTCCCGTCGAACGAAGCGATACCGCCTGCGGTCTCCATTCGGACAGTGTAATCATCGGCTACGTTGAATTCCAGGTCGTCCGCTGAGTCCAAGATCAGGTCATTACCGTAGATGGTGGTGGCATCCTTTGCCGAGCCTATATTAATGGTATCCGCCGTGGTGTCGTCGGTGCCGATATTGATGGTAAAACCGGACGTACCGGTAACAGCAAAAATGCCTCCGGCTGATTCCATGGTAAAGGTCCAGTCATCGGCTACCGTTGCATTGCCATCATCGGCTGTATCGAGGGTAATGTCCTCTCCTTCAATGTCAACGTCATCCTTTGCAGACCCGATATCGATGTTGTCGGCCGTGGTGTCATCCTCTGCAATGGAGTAAACCAGCCCGGCCGTGCCATCAATGTCGATCAACCCAGATGCCGTAGTGCTGGTGATCTGAATGTTGTCCACGGAGCTTACGATGATGTCGCCGCCATTGGTTAGCGTCTCCACCTTTACGGAATCGGCCCCTGACCCTTCGCTTGAAATGAGAATGGAAGCGTTTTGGTTTCCGTTGAGATCGAAAATCATGTCCTCGCCGGCAGCACTGGCTGTCACCGTAAAGATCATGTCACCTGTAGTGTCCACGTCGAGACTGTCCATGGATACAATTTTCCCGCCGCGGGTAATCTCGAGCTTGTTTACGGTGAGGACTTCGTAGCGAGCCGCCTCCGCGATTGTGATCCCGAGAAAACAAATAATCCCCAGGAAGAGAGTGAGGACCTTGCCGAGGGTTTCCTTTTTGCTGCTTTTGGTGATGGTGGTGCTTTGGGTAATTCTTTTGTCAATTCTTTCCATTTCGTGGTTCTCCTTTTCTTTTTTTCGTTGTTATGGCTGTAGCATGGTGCATGGTGCATATTATTTTCGTTGGGGTTTAACCCAAACCCCATGGGTGGTATTCCACGCCTTGCCATGGGCGTTATAGCTCATGATCCGAAACATCAAGAGCCCCTTATCGGGAGCGCCACGCCAAACGTACTCGGTCTTGGCGCTCCCCGTGTCCCGAATCTCTCCCCATGACCGGCCCCTAGTCGTTGAGATCTGGAGCTTGTAGCCGGTCGCTCCGGCTGAGGCGTCCCACTCCAACGGGATGTCTGCCGCGAAGGAATAGGACGCAAGAATGATGGTGATAGCTATCGTAAGCAGTATTCTCCCCATCAATCCTTCTCCGCTCCAACAAAATATCAACGCACCCACCCAACCGTCTCCTTAGCTGGCCCCGCCGTCCTCCCATTGGTTTCTATAATTGAGTCCATCTGCTACCGTGGAGGATCGGTTGTGAAGGCACATATAACTCCCTGCCGTCGCTGGTGAATCTATGCAGTCCCCGGCCCCAATACCCGCCGAGTATGACCCGCCCACATCACCGTTGAATTGCATCGCGTCAGACACCATATCAACGGTCAACACGGCAGCAGCATCAGTCCGGTAACACGCAAAATAGTTCGCAGTTGCAGGATGCCGAATCGTGCCGGCAACGGAAGCATGGAAAACCGAACCGGACTGAGCAGGTCCAGGCCCGAACTGATAGACGTCGTTGATGTCCCAGTTGTTGTCGGTCCCACCTGCAAGAGTGCAGGTTGCTCCGGTGGCTGTCGAGGCTGTAACCGTGCAGCTTGATGTATCTGTGACGTTGTAGAGCATCATACCAACTTTTGCAGAGGTGGCGCTTGAATCGTCGGCATGGATCAGCGTCGCACTGTCATCGGTTGTGGTGTGAACGCCGGATGGTGCGGTCAGAATAATGGTATCCATGAGGCGCGGAGCCTTGGTCTCCACCGCAGTCTCAAGATCCTGAAACGCTTCCGGGAGCTTGGGGTCATCTCTGACTGTTGACCCCGTGAATGTCCCGTAAGTGTTACCAGGAACTAAAGCCACGGACGTACTTGAAGCTGCGGCTGCCTCGGTGTTTGAGGCAATTTGGATGTCGATAAGTCCCCATGTTTTCCATGCTTCTCCACCGTTGTCCCCTGCGGTTGTTACAATTGCGCCTATTTTGCCAGCACTGACTGGATTCGTGTAATTCACCCTATCCCCAAGATCATATCGGTGGTAAGCATCTGAAGTAGGTGAATTTGTGCTTGAATCAGTGAACACCGTATGCACAGTTTCTATATTTTTTATTCCGAGAAATTGTCTTATTCTTCCTATGGCTATCACGGTTCCAGAAGTGATTTGAGAAAAGGCAATTTCCCATCCTTCTTGTGGATTTGGTTCCAATGCTACAATGGATAGAATATTAACACCAGACCTAAGAGCAAAACGTTTATATTGCCCTTGAATGTAACAAGTCATGTATGGTGGAACAGAATTTCCGGTAACTACAAGATCAATCACCCACGTATATGCGTTTCCTGCGGTGCCATGATTGGACACAACATCATTACGGTTTGTTGCCCAACTAGCAGAATCGTCAGTAGCGGTAAGAGTAGTAAGCACGGCACCACCCAACGGTGGGTATGCCGCTGTACCGACAGTAATATTAACATTGCTGTCTGCTTTTTCTGGCATTGCAAGAGAGGTAAATGAAGACACAAGATCAGAGAATTCTATAATAGGAGATTGAATATTTATTTTTTCCGCTTCTCCCAATGCAAATATTTTAGACGTTAATGTTGTCGATTGACCGGCTGAGTACACCCATCTCAACACTATCCTGTCGCGTAAAACATAGTCCGAAGGATCATTAGTGGCACTAGCAGAAGCATCCACCCATATACCCTTGCAATAGGCTTCCCCAAGATTATCATAGCCATAATTGCCATTCAAAGTTAAATGCGCCGGTAGTTCGTAAAACTTATAAGCATAATCGTTGACAGGACAATAATTATTGATAGCTGTAACATTTATGCTTGCACCTGTTCCCATTTGCTCTAAAACCGTCCTGCCGCGCCCATCTTCACTTCCAAATCTATTGTTTTCAAGATACGCATGGTTGTAATTACGAACCCAACAAGAATTACTTCCACTGTTAGTCGGGACACCCACTAGATTCTTGATTGTGATAGTTCCACCGTGGTTAATGAATACTGGAACATCTCCAGTGGTTGACGCCCAAGACTGCAATATATTTGTATAATCACAATAAGTGGATATAAAGGTTGCAGCACCAGAGAACGTACAATTTTTAACGTTTAACTCACTTGACGTGAAACCAGATTGTGCATCAAGTGATATACTTGTCTGACCACTAAAATGCACACCATCTATTGATGAAACATTTTCATCCACATTGGTCCCGTTAACTATTAAGCCGGATATTCCACCGGAAAGCATTAAATTACTAAGTGATATACGATAAGCTTTTTGAAAATTAAATATGGACTTTGCAGCATTTGTTTGAATTATAGAAGATGATCTTCCTTGTCCATTAATGCTGCCAATGTAGTAAACTGATGGATCAGCAGTTATTTCATCGTCAATATAAAAATCTCCTATACCAACATTCAACACCCCCCCAATATATTTAGTGGCTCCGATATAATAAGTCATGCTATATAGGGCGCACTTAAAAGCATTAGTATTTTGTGTCGCATAGCTGGCACTATTTGGGAGAGCCCCCCACGATTCAATAGGTGCTTCGGATAATCCAAATACCTCTCCAGGCAGACTCGAAAACATCTTCCCGCCGTTGTCCTCCAGGTGCCCGGCTGAAAGGTCAAATGTGTTCACTGCAGATGTCGTGACGATAGCCCCAGGAAGCGGAGCATACGTCTTCCCGGAAGCCAACACAAACGGAGCCGTCAATGTGTACGGCAGCATCGGAGTTATCTTTTTAACGCCGGAATCGGCATTTGCCGCGATCAATGCCGCTTCTGTCCGAACATACGAAATGCGTCCAGTGTCCTGCGTTGTGCTGGTAGTGGTTCCGTCTGAAGTCCAGCCGGTGGCCGCAAGAATAGCTTGCCAGATACGCACTGGCGACCACGATCTCAAGCCAGCTTCGGTCCCTGCTTCGGCCTCGACTTGTGATGCAGGAGTCTGTGCAGGTTCCACAGCGATACTCCCGATCCCGGCAGCTTCGGTAAGCGTACCGTTTGGGACCTGGATCTCATAAACAGGCTTCTTGCTGGGACTTCCATCAGGCTCAGAAAGGAGGATGCGGCCTCGCGCGGCATGAGAGCAAGGAAGATGAAATGACACGACAAAAAAGCATGCGATAAAAAATGTAAACAACAAATATTTATATGATTTCATGCCCATGCAACTCCTTTGCTGACTTCTCTTTCTGCGGCCGTTCTTCCTATGGCCTCTCAACATCAATGTAGATCACCCCGCCGTTCGCGGCCCCGGCAGCACTAACGGCCACCGTAACCTTCTCGAAAATCCACAATTCTCCCAGCACGGGCAGCGCCGCCTCGGTCGCGGTGGCGCTTCGATTGTCCAGGCTCCCGCCATCAAGGTCGATTCCCGTAGCGGCCCCGGAAAGGGAAATGTCATAAGCTGCATCCGGAGCGAGAGCATCAGCAGATGGATCTGTGATGAACTGGTCAATGCGGCCAAGAAGGGGAATGGTAGTGGTGCATGCGTAAGCTCCAGCTCCGTCCGATGTCCAGGCTATTGCATAGCGCGTGGTGTGGCCATGAGTGAATGGAGTGAGAGCGCAATCCACGGCATGAGAGACTGACGGGAGCACGAAGAATGCCATGAAGATGAGAATGGAGGCCAAGATTGAAAATCCCACAGGAATTGCCTTGAAGGGTGAGGACCTTCTTTTCTTCGCCATGCTTGCCTTCGTCTTGATAGCCTTTGTTCTCTTCATCGCCCTATCTCCCTTTTCCCTGGAGCACGTCAAGTGCCGTAAGTTTCGCCGTCAAAATATCCGAAAGAATGCGAGCGGCCCCCTGAGACCTCACCAGGGCGTCCCCGCTGCACTCCACGCATTGCATTGCCATTTCCCGGTAAAGCCGCTGCTCCCATTGAAGGATGGTTTTGAATTGCTGGTCTTGGGATAGCTTGGAGATCGCCAGCAGCACGCGCCGGTCTTCTTCCTTCTCGGGATTGAGTTGCTCGAGAAAATAAAGAGAGGGGGTTATCGTTGCTGCATTTGCCATGGTCATTATTGCACCCCCCCACCATTTCCGGCACGGGCCATCATTGCCTGGAAGTCAGCCCCGCCTCCACGAACACCAGCCTGATTCATCTGCTGCGGTGCGATTATTGGTGGGCCGGCCGCTCCGTTTCCGCCTTGAAGGGGAGGGGACTGTCTGACGTTGCCACCGCCCGCGCCACCTTGTCCGCCGCCCTGCCCCTGCCCGGCCTCCATCAGCGCCTGAGCCATGACCTCCATGGGAATCCCGAGCCGCTCCGAAAGCACGCCAAGCATGGCCACCACCTTCTGCTGCTCCTGCTCGGCAACGACCGCATCCTCATCCGGGATCAACCCAGAAAGATCAATATCCAGGCTCTCCACCGCACTCCGCACAAGCTCTGCCATCGCAGGCTTCCCAAGGATTTCAAGGATGATCGGAGACCTCAATGCCAACGACATGAACTCGTTCAGCCGGATCTGCCGCTGCTCCTCAACTATGAGCGCCGTACTGCCACGCGGGACAACGAACACATCCCCTTTCAGGGTCGAGTCTGAATCGTAGAGCATGACATGGTAGGCGTGCTGTCTAACCGACGGCACCGTGATCCCGTCGTCAATGTGGAAAATTACGGACTTTATCCCCTTCCCGGCGGCGTTCATCAGCATGCTGAGTCCCGTGGCGGTACGAGCAGCCCCGGAGCTCTCCGACATGCCGTACACGTAATTCGGTATCCCCGTGCTCTCTCCCGCCTGCTTGGCCCAGTAGTCGTAAACTTTTAAGAGCATGTCGGTCATGGGGTTTGGCGAGAAGAACTGAATAGGGATGGCGCTTCCCCCATTTGGGTCCCGCTTGAACTGCCACACCTTCCAGGGGGAAAACTCGTCTGATTTCTCGCCGGGCATGAGCCGCGAGGCATCGGTTATGGCAACCTGCGGTCCCGAGTTGTGAGAGACAAATCCATTCGCAACAAAGTTGTGGTTGGGACCAGTCATACAAAGGTCAAAAACTCTTTCTTTTCCAACAAAATCTATCGACACAATTCTGTCATAGCTTAAATATTTATGAAGGTATGGATTCCCTAAGCTATCTTCGAATGCATGCAATGAATGATGACATTTTGAGCAAAGAGATTGTAGGTTCTGTTTTGTGTTGTTAAAAGGATCTCTGTCTTTGTGATGGACTTCCAATTTAACATCTAAGTTATCTTCATTATTAATTCCACATTCTTCACAGAAATTCTTTCTTGCTATCTTGCACTCATGCCTTGCTCTTGCCGTGGTTTCGTTGGCTTCCTTGTTTGTGCTGGCCTTCCTGATTTGTTCTTGATTCCATTTGGAATTATGTGCTTTCGACGCACAAGATCGACATCTAACACCTCTTGTTGCAGTGTCGGCGCCACATTCTATGCATTTTTTAGGAAGTGGCACAACTTGTCCATTTACAGCAACAAGATCTCCAACATCAAAGCTATCAAGCTCTTGCCATTCACCATCATCCCTCATGAATCTGTGATTTCCGGTGGCCTTGATAACATAACCATTTTCTGTTTTTATTTCGTATACTTCAGCTATCCCGTTATCAACAATATCAACAATCCTATTGGAAATGAATGTTCCGTTTTCTTCATCGAGAGATCGAAGTTTTATTCTCCTTAAACCACTATTGTGTAGCTTCTTTTTATTCCATAACTCCAAGAGAGTTACTTCTGAATATTTCCTTCCATTGGACGCATGCCTATATACAACAGTGTCTCCAGTCAGGCACGCCATTCCCATATTATTGACCACCGACCGCGCCGCGGCGTTGCACATATACTGCTCTGGAGCCATGACTTCCGGGAGGGCTTTCCCCCAAATCGAGCCAGGAACGTTTTCGAAGCTGGCGGAATAGTAAGGGCGATTCCCAAGCGGGTCGGGATTCACTATGGCCTTGATGACATATTGACCAACGGCCCGCGCACAGACCTGATATTCCCTTTCAGGCTCAATCGGCTCGACCTTCGTGACCATGGCGCCCGGCCGGCGCTCGGCACTTACATGCTCCCTCATTCCCCATTCGATGAGCAAGCTTCCCTGGACGGAGCCCCAGAAGATCAAAGAGTCCATTTTCCCTTCAGGATCCGAAGTGTATTCCTCTTCCCGGCTCTCTAATCGAGCGCGCTCCTGATCCTGGTAATCCCACTCGCGGTAACCGGTGCGCCCGTAGTGCTGCAAGCAAAGCCGAATCTGCTCGGAGTGATAGCCTGGAGTCCCGGCGAGGGATGCAAGCTCGGACCTGGAAATGGAATCCCGCTCCAGGAGATACCCATCCTGCAAGGTCCGGGCCCCTGGTGAAGGGAAGATGTCGAAAGGGGAAACGCGGTCATATTCCTTCACGAGCTTCTTTTCGACACGCATTTCCGGGTTCATCAAGTCTTGTGAGTGGTCCCAGACAATCCTTGCTTTCCTGCGGATCGTCGGGCCCTTCAAGAATGCCGTGGGGAAAGTGGCGATGTCATAGAGCAAGGAATCGAGCGCGGAATACCACCCACCCTCCTTGAAGTCATCGTCGGTCTTCTCTTCGAGCTTGTCCGCCCGCTTCTTCCCTTCCTCGTCATAGGTCGCGGAAAGCTTCTCCTTCATCTTCTCGATGCGAGTCCGCAGCTCTTCGGAGGATATTGGAGCACCGGCCTCAAGGATCTCGCGCTGAGCCTCGACAACCAAGCGCTGCTCTAGTTGCGGCGAAAGCGTGGGGATCGGGGTCGCGTTAAGAGAAAATGGTTTCCCTCCTGGCGGGCGAAGGATGTCACGGCACCAACTTTCGAGCGCGCGACATTTGATGTTGGTGATCATGATGAAGACTTCCGAGCCGCCACGGGACTGAATGAGGGAGAGCTCGTCGGCCTCGTATTCCCCGAGGCGCTGCCGCAAGCATTTCAGGAGGCGGGGCTGGATGGATTGCTGCTTGGCGTTTCGCGCGGCCTCGAAGCATGTGCGAATGTGGGTTCCAATGGAAAGTATTTGCTGCTGGTTTTGGAGCTTCTCGGCATCGGCCTGCTGAACTTGCATGCGTGAATGATAATCCAGCTCATCATTTGAGATAAGGCGCATGTAGGGCTGAGGGGGAAGAGAAGCCGGCGGAGGTGGCTGGTAGGGCGGATAGGGCTGGGAAGGGGAGAGAAACCTTGAAGGTAGTGATGTGCCTTGAAGGGGAGGGGCTTGTTGCGGCGCTGCTTGTCCTACCTGAAATACCGGCACCGCCTGTTGCCTCATCCACCCCTGTTGGAGTCCTCCACCGCCTACCATATTAATTTCCCCTTCGAAGTTATATTTTCAATCATCACATCTTGCCAACCTTGAACGGCCTGCAAGCCCCGGCATGCGTCTCCGCCCCGCTCCCGCCGAGCGCCACATCGAATCGGTGCCCCATGGCGAGTTGCTGGAAGGCATCGGCCCCGTGCGCGTGCTCATCTTCAACGGGGGAAGACAAATACTGCTGCATGGGCTCATTCCACTTTCTTCGGTAGTTCTCCAAGTGGATAATGCCCTTCTCGCATCGATGTTCATCGAACCAACACAGAGGGAGAATGGTGCGGGCGGCTTCAATTGAATCAGCTTTATTTTTTACTCTTGGAATCGTTTCAAAGTGAAGACCGAGACCTGCCGCTATTGTCTTCCTGGACCGCCTTGTTTCGTCCAGGTTATGAACCTCTATGTCGTGTGGAGCATGATGAATACCATAGCGATACTGTTTTTGACGCAAGATATCAACATAGTGAGAAAAACCTTCTCCGGAAAACTCGTAATAATCAATGACATGAATTTCCTTGATTACATTTTGCGTAAACCAAATCGTCATATACCCATTGATTCCAGATCCCAAGTCCCACCAGGTATCAACGAGCAAATTAGGCTGATAGGGCACCCGGCAGATCCTACCATCCGACCGAACCTTCGCCATCTCAGATGCCCAGAAAGCACCCTCGATCTGCTGCTCGAAGGCTTCCTCTGGTGTGGAAGGATACTCGGATTTGATCTTGTCACCTAGGTCCTCTTTCTTCTTGATGTACCAGGCTTTTTGGTTGTGCGTGAGCTTGAGGCCTGGGCACGCCATCTCGGTCAGGGCGAAATACTGAATCATGCTTTGCGGGACTGGAACGATACGCGCATCCTCGTCGGAGAGCACGTTCTTGGGATCGTCTGGCCATCCAAAGAAGTGCATCTTCCAGTCGAGTTGGGTAAGGCGATTCCCTTGACGCTGGTTATTCAGAGCCTTCTGCGAGTAGTCGTAAAAATACCCGGCCCGGCCCTTCGCCGTAGATTCTATGATGGTTATCTGGCCAACGTGAACCGTGTTCAGGGCACCGGTTACAATTTCTTGAGCTTTATCGGGATGTTTGGCACATATTTCCCCGAACTCGCTTATGTGCAAATATTGTAAAGTCCCACTTCGCATCGACCGACCGACGCGAATACACGAGTCGTTTTCAAAGTGGAGCTCGTTTTTAGATTCGGTTTTTGAGGGCTTAATGGCCTGCTTGAACTGATTCGGCAGATTATCGTAAGCAAACCTGACTTTGTTTGTGAAGATTTTTATAACATCTTCATTGGTATGGGCAATAATGCCAGCCTCTACATAGGAATTGAAGAGGCAGCAATCTAAGAAGAAGATATCTACAGCGGTTGTTATGCCGTGCTGTCTGGACTTCAGGACAATGTTTTTATGCCAAAGATTTTTCAAAAGGCGAAATTGCCGCTTGTTCATGCGGAATCTCACCTTTTTGCCATCCTCGTTCTTGACGTAATAAAGGTGATTCAGGCGCCAATACTGGCTTGAAACAAGGGCCTCCTCTTCTTGGAAGGGGTAATCCTCGCTTGGAAGGGTGGAAGATGATGTGGCTATTGAAGATCCCGCCCGTGTCGCCTGCATCACTCCTTACCGCCCTTTCTTTCTTTCCTTATAAAACCGGTGCCGATTGATCTTCACGACAAACTCCATCTTCTCGGCATCATCCGCCCAGCTTGGATCACACCCGACCGCACAGAAATGCGTGGCTCCCTTCGTCGGATCAACAGTCGCCCCGGCAAGCGCTAGCTGAGCCACGACAAGGCATGCCGGGTCATAATAGCCTTGGGTCACCATGCGCTCCAGTCCTGGAAGGTTGGGGTCGCCAGGATTGAAACAAGAGAACTGCTTGGGCTTCAGGATCACGCTTTTTACAGAGTTTCCCCACCAGGAAGGATGAAGGGCACGATTCAGAACGACATGGGCCACGGCGAGCTTCCCCATGGGAGGTTCCCCGCGGGCCTCGCCCCACAGGAGAAGAGTCAGAAGCTCAGCCGCAGAAAGGTCGCTAAGGTCCATTGTCGCCATGGATTTTTCTCCTTCTTGGTGGAGTTCACCAGACCACACTTCACCGTCAGTCGTTCTCGCGCTTCACCCTCAGCCGTTCTTAGCCGTTCTCGGCCTCATAAACATGCTCATCCGGCCACCCACCCCTCTCGGCCGGCAGTCCCCGGGTCTTTCCGTCGATCTTTGCAATCAAGGCCTTCAATCCCAACTCGCCCGACATCTCTACCTTTTCGCTCCGAGGCATCCTGGAAAGGATGAAATCCCTGTCATGGTGAGAAAGCTTCCCGCCGAGCGCCGCAAGGAAGAGGTTCGCCATTTCCATCCCGGCCGCGATCTCTCGCACGGTGTTGATGGCCCAGTCTCGCGTGTAGTTGCCCTGGGGCTGCTCGATGCAGTAGAGGATCCTGAACGCGAGCACGACATCCGGGGATGCCTGGAAGAGGAGTTGCTTGAGATTGTCGGCGGCCGTGTTGTTCCTGGCTATGGACGCAGGGATATCAACCGGCGGCGGCTCCGGTGCAGGCGGGATGCCGTAGGGATAGATTGAGTCGGGGGGGATTGCGGCGCCGCCCAATGTTTCACCGCCAGTTGCACGACCGTCCAACGCATCAACGCCAATTGCAGCGCCAACGCCGCCAGCACCAGGCAATCCACGCTGCAAGCCTTGAAGGGGAGGAGGAGCTTTTGACGCCGACATGTTACTCTCTCCCCATCTGCCCCGTGAAAATCTTGGGATGCGCGATCATGATCTGGCTCCCGGCATCCTTCCCTTCCCGGCACTGCTGCATGTAGTGCTTCACAACGGCACGGTTGATATCTGCCATGAGCTGGAAGAATGCGTTGGGGTCGTTTGGGAAGCCCGTGACGGAGATCTGGCCGTCCGTGAAAAGCTTTGCCTGGAGGTGGAAGACCGCCTTGGGTTCGGAGTTTGGTGCCGAGCTGCCATAATTCTCGTTGTTGCTGCTGCCATTGCTACCGCTACCCTCTTGACTGGCCATGTCGTATTTTCTCCCGCAAGAAAATTTGTTGGATGTTGAATGAATAAAATATCTTGTAACTGGAATCAGAATTCCCCTTCCCGTGCCATCACCCGTCTCCCTGCTGCTCGGCATCGCAACTCTCGACCTTTCGCTCAGCCACGATCTCGGCAACCTTTGCAGCCTCAACCGTGCCGGTAATGGCCCCGCTGGTCCGCAACCGAATCCAGATGGCGGCTACTCCATCACAAAGCGTCAACACGGCCGGGATGGCAACCGCAAGCGCCGTACTGATGGTCTGCATGTCCTCCGCGCTCATCGCGCCATAAAGGCCCAGCGCGGAAAGCAGCGTGACTCCGGTCTTGATGAGTTGGTAAAGGATCGATTGAGACTTGTACCAGTCCTTGTTACCCTCGACCGTTGCGACCGTGCCCTTGACCTCGGGCGCCGCCTTGAGTAGTTGCCACCAGGAGACTTTCATCGCTTCACTCCGCCTCTCGCTTTCGTCACTTCACCTTCGAAGCCAGGTCCACTCCGCCACAGAACGCATCCAGGAATCCAAGCCACTTCGCCACATGCTCCATTGTGGGCGCCTTCTCGCTCTTAAGCCCCATGACGCGCACCATGTCATTAAGCAGAAGCGCCACGAAAACCTTGTCGGTCTTGGTGCTCGCCACCCAGATCTGGCCGATCTGCTCTTCGATTAGCCCCTGAATGACAAGCGGGTCGTCTCCAGTCTGGATCACATCCTTTACGGTGCAGGTCGTCAACGTGACGTGCCGATACTCGGGAAGATAGGCATAGGCCGCGAACCCAGCCTTCTCTGCAATGCTTTCAACGGTGTCCTGCACGGACATGCCTGCGCATCCTCCAAGAATGGAAAGCGATGCCATGAAGGTGGAGGTGAGCGCCATGAAGGCGAAGATTCCTACCATGATGTTCCAGAAATGACTATGCTTGATGATTCTTTCCGTGTTCATGCTGTTCATGATGATTTCCCCCATTTTTGATTTTTCCACGTTTTTAATTCGGTTCTCACTTATCCCCTTTCCAAATCTTCTCAATGCTCGCCCGGATCTGCCGGCGATCGTCTTTACTCTCTCCATCCGCGACTTTCAGCGCCGCGATCTCCCGAGTGTTGACCTCCGTCGCAATCCTCATGTGCTGCAACTGCTCATTTATGCTCATGATTTGAGGGTATAACACCGACCAGATTGTGAGCAGAAATGAACCGGTGACGCACAGGATGCCATAGCCAGTCCACCTGATCCATTTAAGATCGGTCATGGCCGTGGTGAGCAGGGCCGCGAACTCCGGATGAAAATCGCATGTTTCACACTCGGTTTGGTTACCATTGTGACTCGACCTCTGCATTGCCATTATGCCGCTCTCCCTCGTGGAGATTATGATTTCTCATCAAGGTTTACGCTCTAGCGCGCCATGATCAGCAGCTTAAACCGCCGCCACGTTCTGCTGCCACCGCTGGAGCTCCATCGCCAAAATTGCCTCGACCGCCGGGCCTCGAACCGCCGCATGATCCTCCAAGCTTGGAAGGGGAAGAAATTCTGATGGCTCGATCTGCTCTTCGCCTACTTCCTTCCAGGTTTCCCCCTTTAACACTTCCTCCCTCAGCGCCTCTTCTGCTTCTTCCTTCATTCTCCTGTCCATGTTCGCCATTCTCATTCCACCACTCAAAATCCCGCGCAAGTCCAGTTCCGCATCCAGCGTCATCGAAGCTCGATGGGAAGCCGAGAAAACCAAGTGGAGAACGGAGGCAACGTCAACAGTAACGCCATCTTCCTCGCCATCGCCCCCACCCTTCAAGGCTTCGCGCCACTCCTCGCTCTCCAACTCAACGCTCGCATACATGGCCTCAGCCACTCTCCCGCGCAATACATCGGGAGAAATCCGCGCATGCCTGCAGCACCATGCCAGTGTGAACGGGATTTGATCTTGCTGGATGCCCTCTTTCACTTCACCGCCAGCCCTGCCAGTCCCGTGAAAAACCTCGAAGGGAGGAATCCCGGGGGCCTCGAGCGAAAACCACTCTTCCGAGGGGAGTGCAATCCAATCATCTCCAAACAGATCCCCCGGACGGCGCCCGGCAATCTCGGCCATGGCTACTTGGCGAGCTCGGAGAAACGTGGTCCGAATCGCCGTCTGGATGATGCGCTGCGCCGTGAGCCTGAGAATTGTGGCGGGCTCCATGTCGAGGGCATCACTGCAAAACAGGATGCTGATTTTCGGGCCGTAGTTACGCTGTAGGAACTGCTTTGAAAGTGGGGCGGGGGTTGTGTAGTGATCCGAGGATGGCATTCTGCGAACCGGAGGGACGTATGCTTCAGGGACTTCCCGTCCTTCCTGGCAGGCTTGACGATGAGCTTCGCGCTCGGCCTCGACGGTGTTGCGCTCGGTCCATGTCCCCCATATGGCGCCATACTGCCGGTTCTTCGTCCTTTTCCAGCTCACCGCATGAGCTTGTGCCCGGCTATGGACCACGCCGACCAGCGTCTGCCAGATCCCGCCGCCAAACCACTCGGCCCCATCCTCGCCATCAAGGAACCAGGCACCCAGCTCGAGCCAGAGGTCCCGCTCCCAGGTCTCGTGGACTATTCCGCTCACGGGCCAGAGCGCCACAACCGTTGCATCCTCCACTGCTTGGGCGAGCACGGCGGCCGCCAGGGACCTCGTTGAGTCATCGATGAGCGAGCATGGCGACGCGAAGCCCATGATGTCTTCGTGGTAGTTCACAAAGCTGCCCGCGCTCCCCGCTCGCTTGGCCTGCGCCGATGATGCTGGCGACGCCGGTGACGCTGGACGATCTCCCCCCATTTTTCTCTAAGCCCTCCTCCCCTTCAAGGCTTGCTGTGTCTGTATTTCTCACCGTTCTCGATCCGTTCCCCGGCAGAATACTGTTCTTGGAGCATTATCATACAGATGCGCGGTCAAAACGGCCAGAAAAACCTTGAAGGAATGAATTTGTGTCGGGATAGGCGGGTATATCAGGGCGGGGTAGTGCGGAATCGGTGCAGAAGCGAAGAAAAGGCGGGGCGAGTAACTCCGAATCGGTGGGTAAGGCCGATTTGTGAGCGGAGCACTCGCCCCTGGAGGAAGAGGGGGTTGAAAGGGTGAAGCCTTGAAACTTTCGTCGGGAACCATTCCGAGAAGCTCAGTAAGTCCTTGAAAGGAGGAGGGAAACAAGGGATTACTCTTCTTCCCGGAAAAAGGACGGATCTCCCCATCGTAGCATGGGTGGGACCTCTCCTGCGGCGTCCCCGTGGCGGCCGTGGTCCGACCCCACGCGCGGACGATTGCACATTTGCCTCGAAGATGTCAAGTCCTGGAAAATACAAGAATCCTTCTCCACTTCAAGGTCATACCATCAAATGGTCATACCGTTAAAAGGTCGGACGACCTTACCAATAAAAACTATGTTGCTGGAATTGCTTGTGTTTTTTTATGATTTTTCCTTACCAATTTTATATTCCGTGAAATTATTGGGGAATTGTTTCCGCAAAAAATAATTCTTGACTTCCGTTTTCGGAAGTATTAAGGTGTTTTTGACGGTTAATTTTCACGGAAAAATGAAGGGTGGCGAAAAAAGTTTGGAAAAGGAGATGAAAATGAAGATGGAAATTGAAGTCAAAGCAATCGGAACGGCACGGGGAACGGTGGGGTGGCTGGCAAAGGGACTCAAAGATGGCTCGCTCATCATCCGAGAAGGCAGCATGAAGTCAACCGGGAATCACGGACTCTGGCTCAAAGACAAAATGGAAGGCATTGACGGCAAGAAACACGACGGGAAGCTCTCCCAATTCCTCGCCGCCTTCAATCCTTACGGCTTGGATCATCGGTACGACGGCCCTGAATATTCTCGATATTCCACCGCTGACGATGAAGACCGCGAAGGATTGTGGTCTGATGCCGCATGGGAAAGTTTGATGGTCATCGCCAGGCAATGGTGCGACCAGATGAACACAGCACTCAAGGCCGAAGAGCCCTTAACCGTGGCGCTTGTCCGCGCTGTCGCCAGTTAACCCTCCCTCATGTCTCAACCCCTGATTTCCCCCTACGCTCTCGACCTGGACACCGGGAGCGCGGGGAGAAGGCAGGCGAAGCAGTGACGATGACCAACAAGAAAGGGAGAGACAACCATGACCGAAATCAGAGAATGCATGCAATGTGGCAAAAAGTTTGAGGTCCCCAATGACGATGATCCGAACATTTTTTGCCAACCGAGCTGCCGGAATGAGTACGAAGGCATCGATCTGGATTACCGCCCTGGCCCCGAAAAGACGGCCCGTGAATTTGGACGCGCCTATGGTCGGTGGTGCAGTGAAGACAATCCTTCTGTTGCCAATCCGGTCAACGTGGATGAGATGGTCAACTCCACGCAAGACATACCCGACGAGGATTACATAGAGATGAAGGCCGCGGGGATTGAGCCCAACGCCCGCGAATACTGGGAAGGGTTCAATTCCGCTCTTGCTGACTAACTCTGTGCCTCAACCACACCCGCTCAGCATTTTAAGGAGGAGATTTCTTAACATGCCACCCCTAGAAGATGAATCCAGCCCCACCCAGTACACTCCACAATGGCGCTCGGCACTCTACGCCCTGCGCCTGATCGGCAGGCTCCACGATCTGAAGCGCAACGACCCGAAGCCCGCCGAGATGGAAGAGCCGGAAGTGGATGATCTAATCGCGTCCCTTCCCCTTCCCAACTCCCTTGCCAGCCCTGGTGAGAGCGTCAATCGCATTGAGCGCAAACGAACAATAATAATACGGAGAAAGAAAGGATAACCAGCCATGCCACTCTACAACCAAAAAGGCGAACAAATCCTCTCACCGGCCTCCGCCGCCCGCGCAACCGGAATGACCGACCGGTGGATCCGGATGATGATGACCGAAGAGAAGGTCCGGTCCTCCCTCGAGGGAGGAAAGCGATTCGTGGTGGTGAGCAGCTTGCGGGAGCGACTGATCGAAATGCGAGGGAAGCGAGAAGAGATTGTTGCGAAGAATGGAGGGTACGGAGAAGAGGGAAGGAAGGTGCTGAGGAAGAGGCGGGAAGATCGATACTGGGAAGAAAAGATGAAGAAGTTTTTGGAGAATGAGATTGTTGACTGAGCACATTGCCTTGAATGTAAACCCACAAGAATACCGACAAGGAGAAATGCCATGACGACCATTACAGAAAAACACGACGCCCATCCCGCCACGCAGCTTACAACCCAGCTCGCCACGCAGAATGAAATTCCCCCCCCCCCTTCTCGGCCCCGCTCCATCATTTCTCGGCCCCGCTCC